CTCAGACTCAACAGCAACTCCGATGTTCTCAAGAACCCACGCTATAGTACTTAATGAACTACCGACATCTTGTAGTGGGTTGCCATCGTGCGCTAAGGCGCATTGGTATATCTGCTGACGGGCACCGTTGAAGTAGTTGCCTGTTGCTGTATAACTTCGGATCTTAGAAGCGTTGTCGCCTGCGTTGCCTGTACATGAACCTTCATTTCCCTGATCTTCAACCGGCGTGCCATCTATAATAGTATAAGAACTAGGTAGTTCCGCCTGTTGTTTACGAGTTAAAAGTAACTTTGCATCGGCGTGTGGTGGGTCGCGATTGCACCCCATAAAATATCTTTTGCCGTTCGAGTGGTCGTAATATACTTGAGTCATTTTTTATCTCCTATAAAACCTATAAACGCCTCATCGTCATCTTTATCAACAAACTTTTTTCTTAGCACCTGGCCAAATGTAAGAGTATTTGGTGCTGTAGTCGAACCAGTTTCAGATGGTCGAGTCCAACAATTTGGTGTTGCAGTTGAAACCGTTTCAGTTTTAGGTTCCCAATGTTCTTTGCTTAGTTCTTCCCGTCTACCTGGTCTGGATAATCTATTTTCCATCATCTTCAGGCTTTCGTGAACCCTTCGTAATCTAAACAGCGTTCGTGCTTTACTGTCGGTTACTGTAGAGAGATTTTCGATAATTGAATCTAATTCTTCGACATCGCGACGTAGAATATACCCCTCAGTATTCTGCTCATCTTCATCCATTTTCTACCTCACTGCACGTTCACACCCAATGGTGCGTTTGAAGCTTTATACTGAGCATTTCCGGCGAATGACATATAGTATGGTCTCGGATCTGCTGTCGTAAACGTTGTCTGGAAGGTCAGCGTTGAGAAAGAGTTTAGAACCGCTTTACTTGGAGCGTCGATGTATTTGATTCCGTTGAGGTAATGGTAAACTGTAACGGGGACTGGAATCTCTTTGCCGTTGCTCATTACTGTAGCAGTAAACGTTACCGGAGCGTTTACCTTCGGGTTTGCATTGTCTACGGTTAGGAAGCATTGTGTTGCTACTGCTGGATCGGGCGTCGGTGGTGTGGGTGTCGGTGTCGGTGTCCCACTCGCTCTTTGTAGTATGGGCGTCATGTTAGCTGGATATTCTGCCATCAAACCTGTGAAAATATCTGGATATGCGAAACCACCTTGATAGTACCACATCTGAACCCCAGCGCAGGTAACTCCTTGTGATTTCATCGCATCGACCATCTCAAGATACGTCTCTGCTGTAGCACCATAGTCGGCCTCGCACCATGTTCCGGGTAAAAGACCAACCTCAAAGCAGCCAGCGTCCTTATTGATAGCTGCCTCCGTTCCTATTTCACTTGCGCTGAGCATTGCACTGCTTGTGTATGTTTCGAGCCAAGCGTTTATTGTGCCTTTAGCAATAGTACACGTTGGCGTGAGGTTATTCCCACTCCAGATGTCATTATTACCTGTGGGCCCCCCGGTCCCCTCGCCACCATACGTACCCGCTACAAGTTTCCCTGGCGCTGCCTGCATCATAGCGCACATCTCGCCACCACTTTCTGATTCTCCGATTGCCCACTGCACGCCTTGAGCAGCAAGGGCTTGGTAATATGCTAAAGACCAGTTTGAGCTAGTTCCGTCATTGCTGTTGTTTATTCCACACGTTACCCCATTTGTTTTACAGTCTGAGATAAACGATGAATCTGGATACGCTCCGTCAGCAACGACTTGTAAGAAATCTTCTATACCTTGCGCTTTTAGTGGCGCGATTGACTTTGCCAGCGTAGGTTGCGGTACTGGCGTCGTTGACACCCTTTTTAGTTTATACGGTGTTGGGTTTGTGTCGCTTGAAGCGGCAACCCCGTAGACCATCTTTTGTGTAGCCATTTTAGCCTCCATTTAACAACTTATACCGGACAATTTACCCCGTTTCATAATTCAAGCTTGTTTTGACAATTTCGGTATATCAAAGACCGATACGGTCTTAGTTTCCTTACTTTGCCGGACATTATTGCTCTGATTCTTTATCCTTAGAACCTTCAGCAATATCCATAAGTTTCTTAGAAAGCTCCATCCTTTGCTCAGGTGTTACTGTAGCGTTGATGGCTTCTATTAGATGAAGTGCTTTATCAGAATCATTTGTTTTAACTTCGCCGCTCAGTTCTACTTTTGTCTTGTCTAATCCTAATATCTGCATGAACTTATCAATGCCAAGCTCCCAGCGTTTTCGTGCTTCTTTCGAGCCTGTTTTGTCATCTTTCATGCTGGAATATGCTTTATCGGCGATGGCTAATGCTTCCAGGGCCCGCTGCGTTTTGAACTTTTTAATGAGCTGTTCGTTGTCTTTTAAATCTTGAGCGGCTCTGTGGTCATCGTATGCTTCTGCACGCTTGACCCAATCGTGACGTTTACTATGCAACCGGAGGTTCCCAAAACTCATGCCGGTCTCGTCACTACTCCGCGCTAGCTTTTCAAGACTACGGCTTGGGCCCATATCACGGTACATACAAAAGAGATCAAATGCTTTAGAGCGTTCGTTTTGCCTTCTATCCCATAATTCAGCTTCTCTCGTTTTTGGCAAACAAACCCCCTAATCTACTTTAACCTTAAAAGCCTGTACTGCATCGTATTCGTCTTTCAGTATCCCAAGCATGGTATCGAGCATTTCATATTCTAAAAGCAGAGTATCTTCTAACACGCGGTCGTTCAGGCCGAAGATTTTGGTTTTTTCCCTTTCCAGCTCTTCGCTCAGGAATACAAAATTGCTTTCCCAGTGTCCATCATGTACCCTGGACCAGTGTTTGATTATCGCCTTGGCTTGGGCCTCAGCTTCGGGAGTCTCAAGGAAGCCTTTTTCTATTTTTTCTTTTTCTCTGGATATATGAATGAGCTGTGTTCTTGAGACTCCTTTTATTTCTCTTTCGATTTTGCTGAGCTTGAATAGGATGTTGGTAAACAGCGTGCGCTTGCTAGTGTCTTCGATATCGTTCTGTAGTGGGTAGAGGCGGGCACGTATTCCGTCTGTGTCTTCTACCATGGTGCAACTTGACACTCTTACCTCACAACCGCCTTAAGAGCGGCTTATCCGTGCATGGGAAAAATTAATTTACTAGTTTATACTTTTTTCTTGTTTTTTGGTGTTAATCTGGCTTAATTTTTATGTTGTTGTTAAGATGATGTATATTATGATTGTATAGAACACGGCCACGCCGACTAGCAAGATGATGGCGTCAGTAGGAGTCATTTTTCAAACCTCATTTTTCAAACATAGAATGGCCTAAAGGTTAGTGTGAACTCGGCGACGCCCTCATCATCGACCCGCATAGTTATAAAATGATATCCGGCGTGATTAGCCATTCGTTTACTTCGCATCCATTTAGATTGTGTAGATAACGCTCCGCCACTTACCGCGTGAATATTGCGTTCAAAGAAGTACCCTTGTTTGTGTGCGTGACCTAAAAGAAGCACATTGGGCTTTGTTCCACCAGTGAAGCTCTCGATAAGCTTCTGAGCCCGATAGCTCGTTGCATAGCTCGAAAAATCCTCACCGTGAAAAACACGTATAGATATCCCTTCAACTTCAATATCGCCTTCATCACGTCCGATATATTCTGTCTTTGGAACCATTTCGCATATATCTTTCACGATGTTTGCGCCTACTGATTCATACCACCTGTCGTGGTTTCCAGAGACTAAATACGTCCTAAAAGGTATTTTTGATAGTTGTTCCTCGGCGTATTCTTTTTGTGCCGCGTAGCCGATGTGTTTTAACTCGTAGAGCAAATTGTATTTCCTTGAATCCATGCCGTGTGTGATGTCGCCAGCGGCTACGCAAAACTGAGCTTTCTTTTCCTTGCAGGTTTTTATAAAATCGTCTAAAAACGCTTCATGATAGTAAATGCTTCCCATGTGAGAATCAGTAAAAAACCCAAAGCGTATTTCTTCCCCGGTATGGTCAATGTTTACTTTAGGAGGTGTTATGGTAAACTCATAGACGCCTTTGCCTTTGCTTATCGCCTTTAATTCATCATGAGTATATTTATCATAAATGCCTTCTAAATAACGGGCTTCGCTACAGGATTCACCTTAAGGAAATGCCTGGAAAGCCTGATATCGCGTTTCCGACCAAGAAGGTCGCCGTTTTTGTCGACAGTCATTTTTGGCACGGTTACAACTGGGAAAACCTTGAAGGCAAACTGAAAAATGACTATTGGAGAAACAAGATACGGTACAACATGGAGAGAGACGAAAAAGTCAACAATCAATTGCACGGCTTGGGCTGGACAGTGATCCGTTTTTGGGAACACGAGATCAAATCCGAACCCGAAATGTGCGTTCAGAAGGTCAAAAGCGCTGTGCGTCACAAATAAGACAAAAGGTGTTTTCCAATGCGTTCCCCGAACTTTGGAGGGACAGCGTTGGCGATCTGTTGCCTTACTTCCTTTCTGGTGCCAAAAAATTTGAAGGCTAGAGGGAACGTTTGGAGCAAAGCCAATTCCCTGTTAGTCAGATAGCGGTCTTCGTCGGGGTGTATAAGGTAATTCTCTGTAATCGTTACCGCAGGTTCATCGCTTTTCAGTCTCCGATAGTAACTCCCATAGCGCTTTGCAACGACCCATTTGCCATCTCTGAACTTCTTCACTTTCAAATGCTCCGGCAACTGTTCATAATAGCCCCCTGGCGGAACGTGCTTGATGCGCTCGAGCACTTCCCGATTATTCGGCACAAACTCGTGATTGTCAAGCTTTTGTAATCCATTGATCTTCCTCAAGAATTCGCCGACTTTTGCTGTTTTTGACGAGGGAGCAGGAAAGGACAGTTCAACGTCGTCTCTATTCGTCGCCAAGAATATCACTCGCCTTCTTCGTTGAGGAACACCGTACCGCTCCGCTTCGAGGATATCATATGAAGATCTGTAACCAGCTTTGGCAAATTCATTCGCAATTAAATCCTGGTAAAAGCAACCGTCGCCGTTTGTTCTTATAAGGAGATCTGGGACGTTCTCCATTACGACGAAGTCCGGTTTAACAACGTTTACCATATTGATGTAGCTCTTGAATAGCTGCGCTCTTTCGTCGTTTATTTTGTGGGGATTATTGTTGTTCATCCGCGTGTAGCATTGGCACGGCGGCCCCCCTATGATCACTTGAACTTTTTCCACCTTTTTAGCTTTGAGGATGGAGTCCAACATTGATTGTTCGATCTCTCGGATGTCTCTCAAAATGAGCTTCGTTCGCGGAAAATTCAGTTTGTATGTTTTGGCGGCGGGGGGCCAAACGTCGTTGGCCAATACAATACGGTAGCCGGCCTTTCTGAATCCGAGATCAAAGCCACCGCAGCCGGAAAAAAAGCTTACGACGTTGCGACAGTTGTTCATTTTTCCTTTGTGATTTAAATTGGGCCAGATATAGCTTTTTTGATTTTTAAATTTGCAACAATCAACAGCTCTTTTCCATTCATTTTTATAGATTACACAAACCCAGTAAAGTTCACAGAACGTCTCACAATACTTGACTTCAACCGTTGAACGAGTGAGCGGACACGCGACGACCTTTTTACTCATTTCGGAGCTCGTTTTAGGTTATACCGATATATGAAATCGGCGTAGATTATGGCATGACACCTAGTACAAAACGAGTGCAGGTGCCACCTTTGGGGGGATTTCCAGAGGGTTTCGGCCAGGTCGCCATCGGCTATAGGATTTCCGCACTTTTCGCATGTTCGTGTCATTTCTAGTGTCCTGACGTTTTAATAAACCCCTCAAGTTCGGCAGCCCACGAATCTATTTCAGATAGCATAGGAGATTTTTCTTTAGCAGCCGTCATTTTTGCGAGGCGCTTTAGTGCCGTTACCCTTTGAAGCAGGATTTGTTTTTTAGATTCGCTCATTTATTCTTCACATCCTCGGTTCCAGATTCTTAGCAACGGATTTCCGTCTTCGCTGGATATAGGGACCGTAATATGTTCCTGACACTTCGGACAGAGTAAGTACCATCGCTCACCGTTAAAGGCTAAGTTTTGCTTTGGGAGCACGGGCCAGTTGCAGTTGGGGCATTTGATTGCGGTGTTCACCTCAACCTGAGATTCCTTTTAAGATGTCTTCAAGTCGTGTGAAGTATGTGTCAAGTTCGCACCATCCGCAGAACAAGACACCATCGTAGTACACTGCGTGTCCTGAGACTTTTTCTTTACAACGAGTGCATCTTCCAAATGTGAGTTCAGTCATTTTCTTCTTCTGTTTCCGTGCTCCCCGCTGAATATTCCAGTACACACATACAATTTATGGTTTCAGCATCTGGACCATCGGGATCGCAAGGATATGCACACTCACCGTCGTCAAACTCGAATACATCATCAATGTCGATTTCAGTTCCTTCCATATCCTGATGACTTGGACGTGGGTTATCTGATGTGGTCCACCAAGTTTTAGTTGATCCGTCTGGAAGTAGATCCTTTGCCGTTTCGTTGCTCGCGTAAGAAAACGCACCGTTTGTTTCGGTACGCACTATAGTCATCGCACGCGAATCTGATACATTGTCAAAGTCATCAGTTAAGTTAGAAGCAATATCCGACGTGCTTAGTCCTTCTGATACGCCGCTTCTCAAGGTATTGGCTAGCCATTGCTGGTCAGTATCCGTAATTCCATCTATTTTGCTGGCACCGTGGTCAGCTAGGAACTGGTCGGCATAATCCTGATAATCTGCTTTGGCTATCTTCTTAACCGTACCGTGCCAGTCTTTAATGAAATTCTCAGCCTCTTCCGCGCCGTTAGTCCATACCTTCGTAAGAGCGGGCAGCCATAGGGGTTTAATAACCGTTTTGAAAAAAGTAGGTAGGTTTTTTAATGCTGTCTTGTGTGAGTGTGAGTTGAATACGTATTTTATTATAAGTGGCTTTTGTCTTTTATAGACGCCCCGGACGATGTGGTAGTTCTGTCCGCCTTTGAACGTTCCTTTTGAGTTCTCATGACCGACAAGAGCGTGCATAAGTAATTTATGTCGATTGATGTAGTTTGTCTTTGACCGCTTCGGCATCTACCTCAAAACCCCAAACGCAAGTATTAGAAAGAAAAGCCATATTCCTACGACAGCAAAGTTGGTTGCGTGGTCCTTCGTGGCGTTACGGTGTCTGAAACAGTAGGTCCTGTACCCCTTCGGGACCAGTCTGTTTAGTCTGATTTCCCTGACTTCTTTAAGGTACTTTTCTATTCTTCGTTCTATTTTCTGCCTGTTCATTCTATTACCCACCTAAACACCCCCCATTAGCTTTTTAATAACGCCCCAGCCCCGATTATGTTTACTAGCATGACAATCGTAAAGTGAGCAGGCTTCGGTAAATGCACTCAGGATTTCGCCTGTTTCAAGACATCGAACCCGTAAGTTATTCATTACACGACTATTTTTGCAGGTGTCGCATCTATCCATTAGTCGCTCGCTTTTCGAGAATAGAAATCACAGATAGCCGGAGCTTCATCTACGTTAGGAATATCAAAGCCCCTGGTTTCGCAGTGATACTTTCCATCTTTCCGAATAGCATGAGCGCAGCAATCGCACGGTAGATTCATTGTTTCCCCTTTAGGTAATACAGCGTTTTCCTGCCATCTTCGCGTGATAGTACCATTCCAACCAGTCCTTTTTTATTAAGCTCTTTGAGGTTCCTTAGTGTCTGTACTACCCCTGTCTCAGTAAACGCAGCAAGTTCTTTAGGAGCGCACGGTTTCCCGATTACCGCCATAGCACACTGGTAAAACTCATTTGGTTTAGTTTTCATGTTTCCTGCTTAGACGTTCTATCGCGTATAACGGCAGACTTACAGCTAGGTAGACGATAATAAAAATACCGAGTACTAAGCTGACATAGATGTAGTCAATTAATGGCCACATTCAGCTCACCTCCTTTAAAGCAGTCCCGTAACGGCGCCCGTGTGAACGTGCTTCACGGCACGAGTCACAGTATTCTCTCGGACGGCCATCGTTCTCGACGTGTGCGCCCTGCGACCCGACCTTCCAGTTGGTTCTTATGAATTGCCTGCCGCACGGACAGTTTTTAACTTCCTCCCTCGGTTTCACCGGAAGTTTCCCCCCTTTCAAATTAACGTAATCAATCTTTAGTGTTTCTACGTTTTCGGCCTGGTTTTTACGTTTTTAATAGCGCGTCCTTTAAAATCACCTCGATAACCGTAGCCTGGGGCATCATCTCTCTTGATGCGTACCGTTCGACTTGGTGTGCGAGCTCAGGCGGTAGCCAGATACTAAGCTTTTTCCAGCCGTCCTCTTTTCTCCTGGCTACCCACGCTTTATGGTGTCTGTTTTCAGAATCAGTTGACACTTTTACCTCCTAATCCATTTAGGACGTTCCTTAATACGATGATTCCATGCTGCCGCATCTTCTACGACGCACCAGTGTTTACATCGTAATATATTCGCTATCTGAGAATGGACAACCCCATATTCCTCGGCTAGCTGCCTATGGGTTGTACCCCCTCTCGCGTATCGCTCTCGGATTTCATCAACCTGTTTCTGTGTTAGTTTTGTATTTCCACGTCGCTTGTAAACCTCTCTGAAGGGGTTGGCGCCCCAGTTACCGCTGTTGACGATTTTATTGATAGCGGACTCTGTAATTTCGTATTCCTCGCCTAATTGCTTCTGAGTTGACTCGCCTTCTGAATATCGCTTACGAATTGCATCAACTTGTGATTGTGTTAACAGCGCGTGCTTGGCAAGTTCTCCTGGTGGGTTATTTGGATTGAACCTCTCTCTTTTGACGGCATCTTGACTATTGTCTTTAGCCGTCCCGATATAGAGATGCCTTGGATTCACACATATTCGGTGATCGCAGGTATGCAGAACGAACATGCCCCCTGGAATGGCTCCTACTAGCTTTCCGTAGAAATATCTGTGTGCGCTGACTGCTTTCTTTGTCTCTTCATCTATTATGACGCCATAACCAGTGTATTGATTAACTGCCCACTGCCAATCCCAACAGTCCCCTTGAATATCAACAGTCATTTGGGCCTCCATCTTTCGCGGTTTTTAATTTTTTGTAACCATATTGCAGCATCATCCCTAACACTGGGGTTCCAACTTTTATAGTCCTGTAAATGACCGAATGTAAGGTGGTGCGACTTACAAAGCGTGATTAAATTTGACTCTTCCATTTCTAGCTCTGGATACCACTGGTACGGTTTAATATGGTGAACGACGTTGTTTCCCTTTGACCTTCCCCCGCATACCGCACACTCAGGATGCCTTTTCTTAAACCGCCGTCGTAGTTTAGGCCAATCGTCATTTCTCTTGTATGTAGAGAGTAACAGATTGTCTGATTTAATTGTCATGTATCTCTTGTCGCGACAAATCGGCTATACGGCCAGTGGACAAAAGGAGGTGAATCAAGTATGGCTAGGTTTTCCATGCTAAGGCTTCTCTCCACTGGTTTCCGTGCCTATTCTTGAGTTCCATAACGCCCACTTCTCCAAGCCTCGCGAGCAGCTTGTGACAAGAAACATCTTCTTTCGTTCCTGATTCGTTCAGTACTGAGTATTCCCGCTTTTTCGAGCGTACGAATCCGGGTGAGTATTATGCCGTATTTGATTCTACCGTACCGCTCAGCAAAATTAAGACACGCCTGGACCCGTACCATGCTGGACCCAGGCCGGTCGTAGAGGCAACGAATAATCCCTTTATCAAGGAGGTCAAGCTGCCCGTTCTTTGCTTCCCACTTATCGCGGTATTTTGATGTCTGCCGTTTCAGCGTGGTTGCCGTCCCCCTTACTAAGTTCTTCAATCTCTTTCCGTTGTTTCGCCTGTGCGTCTTCAATTCGTGAGATAGCTTCCCAAAGCGCGTCGTGTTCGTCTAGGTTGTTTTTATTTACCATTTCGTCCATTCCGCCCTACCTCCCTTTTTAATGATTAATGATTAAGATCACCCCATATATTACGAGCACCGTCGCCAATAGATTTAGAACAACGGCCCAGTAAACCTTTAGTATAGAGAGCCACGGAAGTGATTTAAATTTGAGCTTTTTACCGTTGTTCATTGCGTTCCCTCCCAACGAGAGCACGTGTGATCGCGTTCAAAGTATGCGTGCTCAGGGTTACACCAAAGATGCGGAGAAAAATGCTTTTTTCCTAGCCCTCGCACGTTGATACAGTTATCGCATTGCTTCTTAGTCATCGTTCGACTCCTAGCTCTTCCCGCAGCTCATCAATAAGACTAAGCAGATAACTCACGTCGTTCTCTGTTGCGTACTCTACTTCGTCCATCTCAGATCGCCTCGGCCATTAAGCAGCGTTAGGAGCTCCACTTCTGTCTTGAGATCGCCCCTTCTTTCGTGCTCACAGACTATGGTGTTCTTCTTGATCTGGATTTCTTTAAGCATGTCCCGATGTGCGTCGAGCGTGGCGTCGTAACCATCTACCTCTTTGAGTATAATCTCAGATGCTGCTTTTTGGCTGTCGATATTAGGATTTACGAGCTTACCGTCTTGCCTTGTCGCAGTAGCGGCCTTAACAAACGCCTCCGCCTGTGCAATCTTGAGCTGGTCCTCGACCGCTTTAGCTCCGCACTCTTTGTCAGCTATTTGATCTGAAAGAACTTTTATGTTGTTCCGAGAGTTTCTTAGAGACTTTAGAATATAGTCCGCCTTGTCGGTCATTACGACACCAACAACGGAAGACTTAAGTTCTATTTGGTTCATCTATACCATGTCCTTTTCTTTTTTTTGCAGACGCAAGCCGTAGCTTTCTGCCGCCACGGTGGCTACGTTAATCCAGCTTAATTTTTTGTTAATGCCAGATTAACTTTTGACGTCTGCATATACCCCAATGTAGGCTTAATACTTAAACCTTGCTATTTGACTCTAAAAGTAAAAAGGAAGGTAAAAAAGGGAAGCAATGTTAACCTGAGTTAACAAGATTGCTTCACTTAAACAACAGGACGTAGACTACTTCTTGCGGGTTCCACTCTCCACCAAACCGTTCTAACCACGCTTCTTTAAAGCTTTCAAGGTCAGGATACCCTGCGCTCTTTGCGTCGAGGTCTTTGAACCTGCCTAACGGACGGTCGAACACGTCTGCGAGCTCGAGCGATTCGGCTTTAATGAGTGGTTCGACTACCGCGTCTTTTTGCATCCCCGGCCTGCGTTTCCGCTCTATTAAGACCCTTTTCTTCCCGGACTTTAGTGCTTCATAATCTTCTGCTGACATTACAAGCGTAGGCCGGTACGGGGTGATATGTTCTAATCTTCGTTGCGTTAATTCCGGTACTGGTGTTTCAGGTTCGTCGCGTGCCTCGTAGACAAGGAGCCTGGCCCTATCGCTGGTAAGCTTTGGGTGTGTTGCGATTTCTTTAGCTACTTCGCGTTGCCGTTCCTTGTCCGGAATGTGGGATATCTCATACGCTATTCGGTCGGTTATCGCGCCTTCTGGTATATTCCCTCGCTGATCTGCCGGTGCGACTAAATCCTGTACTTCTGGGTCCAGGTCGGTGACGAGTTTAATGTATTGATTAATCCTGGCGGTCGAGATGCCAAGCTTGCGTGCCATTGCTCTCTGGTTTGGGTACTTTGAACTAAACCTTTTCTGGAGTTCTAAAAGAGTCCTCCCCATCTCGACGCCGCGCAGCCCTCGGCGGATTGTTGATACGAGGCCGTATTCCAGGACTTCGTCGTCTGATTTGGATAGTATGATAATCGGTACTGTAGCATGCTTTGCCTTGATTGCAGCCTGTAACCTGCGGTCCCCGTCAAAGACTTCATAGTAATGCCCTTCTTCGTCGGGTTCTTCGAGAGGGCGTACGCGTATTTCAGTTTCTACGCCGCGGACCGCGATGCTTTGTAGTAACTCTGAATCGCTTTCTTTGTCTATCTCGGTCCGTGGATTGAACCGATTTGGACGAATAAGCTTAGTGCTGATAAAAAGCCGTTTCGTTTCTTGTGGTAATTTTCTTTCAGTTTCTTTTTCTTCTTTTGTGGTTGCCATGTTCCTTCACCCCTCCATAAGTGGGAAATGGTCAATGCAGCCTTGAGTATTAAGCTTATTGGTTTGTGGTATAATAAAGCTGTGTGACAAGTTGCTGTTACAGGGCAATATTGTGGGGAGATGGCAACTAACGGTGTTTATAGCTCAGTTGCCTTTTGACTTCCTTCTTAATCCGCTCATTGAGCTCTTCTTCCGACTGCTCATGTTCGATTAGTTCTAATAGCCTTTGACCATCATTTCGCTTATCGCTTGGGTTAAAAGAACCACCATATCGTTTGTCGGACCATTCGCCTTGTCTCAAAGACCGCTTAACTAACTCTAAAATTGCTGTGTCGTTCATTTTTTTCTTACCTCATCCCGCAAAATCGACTAATGCCTCCTTAGTCTCATCAATGTCAAGGTTAGGAGACAACCGCACAAGCCGCTCGATACCTTTACCTCTGCCCCCACCTTTGTTTGTTCGCTCGATAATACCCTTCCGCTCAAGTGAACTTAAATAAAATGAAAACTTAGTTCTAGAAAGCGTCGCAAAGCCATGTCGCTTAGCTGCTTTGTTATACGCATCGAGCACCTCACTGCGTTTGATTACTTCTTTTTTCACTACCTGGGCAGCGATGCGCTTGAGTTGTGGAGGCAAACGCGTGACGATGCTCACATTATAAACGAGCTCTAAACGCTCAACTGATGTGCGCACATCCTCTTCGAATATCTTTTCTCGGTTGTTATCGGTACTATTGTCTGCAGAATATTTTAAAAGATCCAACGCATAACGAGCATCTCCGCTTCGTTTATTTAAGGTAAATGCGGCAATCAGCTTAATAACAATTTCATCCAGTGTGTTAGGGAGTAACGCCTCTTTAGCCCTCTCTTGTAGGATCGTTTCAAGCTCTTCACCTGTGTATTCTGGAAACTCCACACGCTGCGGATTGAAGGCAGAAAGAAAGCTTGGGTCGTTTACCATGTCAAGAACATTATAATCATTGCTTATCCCTATCATACAGACGTTTGGATTACGTGACAACTTCTTGAGCAACTTGAACATCGGACCGGTAATAAAATAATCAAACTCGTCAAGCACGAGGATAAGTGGTTTATTCTGCTGACGTAGAGAGTCGGCGAACTGATCATAAACGGCAGCCCAAGAGATGTCTTTAGCCTGGATCATACAAAGACAATCATCGGCTATATACCGCAATGTCTCATACAATGGAACCTCATCGCTGCCATGCAAGTGGATGTAATAAAACGCCGCGACCTCGCTGATCTGGTGCATGACGTATTGGACCGTAACGGTCTTCCCCGTGCCGTTTCCACCTAAGATTAACATGTGATGTGGTAATTGAGCGCGTGCCAGTTTTCGTATGTTCTTCCCTATCTCCCGAATCATCTCATCCCGTTCGACTATCTTCTTTGGAGCGTATAGTGGGGTGAGGGTGCGTTCGTCTTTGAATATGACCGGGGCCTCTTCTACTAGTTCACGCATGATATCGTCCATAACGCTCGCTAGAGAGAACGCATATCTTGTATATAAATACGTCGTTTTCGTTGTTTGCGTTGTTTAACACACCTTGCAACGTATTTTATATTTAAAGAAACGGCTAGGTGGGGGGGACCCCCTGAACGACGTATTATTAAAAAAGGTCTAGGATGATTGATTTGATTATTAAAAAAAGTCTTGTTGTGGTGTTATGTTCTTTGAGATATATATAACTACCCATATCCTCTTTTTGGCAGGTCGGTGTCGTGGTTATGTTACGTCGTTCAACCCCTCCCCCCCACCTAAAGTGAGGGGAGTTTCTAAGAATTAATCTAGATTAACGTCCACATCACAATCTTTATTATCTCACCTTGTGATTCCTAGACCATGCCATCAATAAAGCTGGACCTCACAACCGAACTCGCGGAGAAGATTGAGAGAGATACTCTAGATAATGGAACTTCTAGGGCGAAGGTCATCCAGCACGCGATTGAAGCATATTACAGTTCAGAGGCACATGATATAGATATACTTAAAAAAGAGCTTGAACACAAGGATAAACTACTTGAGATTCAAAAGGAAGAATATACTGCGCTTAAATTGGACTTTGAATGGTTAAAAGGTGAGTACAGCCTGGTCACTACGAAGTTGCTTCCAGCAGCAGAACCATGGTGGAAAAGGATATTCAAAAGAAAAAAGAAATAGCGGTCAAAAGCGACCGCCTTAAGAGCGGCTTGCCCTGTGCAGGGATAACGGTACTCACTCTCTATGTATTGAACTAATATATCTTTTGTTGTGTTTAACGTGACAGAGATAGAATAGTCAAGCCTTTAATGCTTGCGACTGTACCACCTCATTGCTTCGCGATTCGGCGTCGTAGTAGAGTAGGCCCCCGCCTGTCAGTATAATCACGTTACCGATTCCAAATTTTTTAAACGCGTTTCTCCAAGCAACTGAGATCTTATCCGAAGTCGCTATATAGAGTTTAGCATTTGGATAAAATGTTTTGTGGATCAGTAGTTTGCCTAATGCCGTAGCCATGCGAGCTGTGTCCGTGCGGGGGTTGCTTATATGCGCTTCTACTTCAAACAACGTCGTCTTATCGTTCGTCACTATGTCGACAGGCCCAGCCAACGTCGCCTCCTTTAGTTTTAAGACCCACCCCTCTTTTTTGAGTGCTACAACGAAGCGCTCTTTTAGTGTGCTGTGGTCCTCCTGTTTGTGTCCAAGTTCGCGCTTGACGCCCCTGATAACCCCATTAAGAACTGAGGATTTAATGTTTGGATCGTCCTTTAAGTGTTTAAGTGCCACGTTGTATAGCTGTTCTGAGTCCTCCAAACTTGTGTTACGACCATATACCAATGCAACTGTTTTATCATTGACCTTCCGACGGCCGTCTTTGGCTAACCCGTCGCCTTTAAGTTTCTCACGAAGTTCTATTGCTCGGATTCCATAATACAAACTTGATTTAGACCCACCCAATCCGCAAGCTTTCATATACTTGGCGGCTTCGATCAGTTTGTCTTTTTCACAGTTCGGACTCATTTGTGAGCTTCCGCTCAATGTATTTGGTGTCATTTGTTTATACCCCTTATCAATCCTCTATTAGCTAACTGTTCTTCTATTTCTTCGAGGTACTCAGTCCGGTTCTTACCCTTACCCATTAGGTCTTCCCATTCTTCCTGTGTGAAATATCTTTTGATAGCAGGCAATATGGTTTTAAGGTGTCCTTCGACCCAATTTTTAGACTGCATGTGTTTATTATGGTAGATTAAAAGCTCAGCTAATAGATCACACGCAATCTCAAAATCTCCACGTATACAATCTAGAGTCGCTAAACGCTCAACGCAGTCGCACGCGGATACTCGCGGCGAGATCATCCACGCTAAGTCTTTACTCACCGTTTTCTGTCGGTAACAGTAGACTAAGCGCTCATCTTTAAGTCGCCTTAAGCATTTTTCTATTAGCTCTATATTTGGTTTGTATTCTGTTTCGGGACACCCGTCATGCATAAATGCACAAAGTTCTTTTGCTGTTCTCGCTGTGTAAGGGTTGGGGTGTCGCGAAGCATAAACTAAGCACTCCAATAACATATTTTCTATTTTTTTGTAGTACGCGCGTTCCATTACTGAGAACATTTCATTCCTCCTTATCCTAATAAACCACTTTATACAATATCTTAAGTTTGTATTTAGTCAGTTTAGAAACGGTAGATTATTAAAAAGTTATATATACCCCCTAAATTAGGAAAAAAGAAAAGTAGTACCCGAAGATACTACGCGACTACATCTTCTTTCTGCTTCTTAGACCTGGACGCCTTAACCACCGCGTACAGCAGCAGTAATACGAATACTACTATCACTAGTACGCCGACAGGTCCGAACAGCGCAAAGAAAAACAGCGCCAGGAATCCTAGTATTAGGAGCAGTACTAGGAAAGCTATAATAGCGACTCCCAGCGTGAAGAATATATTAGCCATGTATTTCACCTCCTTTTTAATGTAACACCAGCATTGCTCCAGCGATAATAAAAACAAGGGCCCAGAAAACAAACACCACTATTAACCCGATGATTGCTCCCCGCGCAAGTCCACTTAGTTTTTTGTCTGGTAGGGTTCTAGGATCAATCCAGTCTTCTGAAATAGGGATAGGTTTCATTGTTCGGCCTCTTGTCGCTGGCGTTCTGCTAGTTCTACCATCCGTGGAATAAACGTTACATCTTTGGCGTGTTCTTTACAGTAAGGAACTCCGTTTACAATCACAACTTCATCTTCCCAGAGTAGGTGCAAGGTGTACGCACAACAAATAAAAGTCATTTTTCAAACCTCTCATTTCTTCTCATATTGTTCTTCATATGACTTACAAACCCAGTTTTTATTGCAGTAGGGGTTCCACCAGTGACAGTCACTATCACCGTCATTCATATATGAATCTAATTCTTCGCGGGTTATATCTAATTCGTCAAGGATTTTTTGGATGCATGCAATAGAACCACAATACGCGGAGCCTTCTATGTCCTCAATGCTCCAGTATAAATTGGCTAATATCTCCAGCCATTTTTCTTTATCGGTCATTTTTCAGACCTCTTTTTTTCTTTACCTAAATCATAAATAGTTACTAATGGTTGGGCGTTTTTCCAGCGTTCCGCGTGGCATGCGGCGCAAAGATGCGTGCCGTCATCCCCAGTAAATATCTCCATTTTGCAATCTATGCACTTGGTCATTTTTCAAACCTCATTTTTTCCATATTTTCTTGGCGCATTTTCTCGGAACTGGCATACCACTGAACCCATATGTGATATAATCTAACAACACGTCCGGTTCTGGTTGCTCTTCAGATTCACCACCAATGTGTTCGTATCCTGTTTCTGTCATTTTTCAAACCCCCCTACGTTCTCCGTTAAGATACGAAACATGTCTTTTGTATCCTCACTACGTAAGAGCTATTTTGTCACATCTTTTAAGACACGTAGCCTTCTTCGAAACTTTTACAACTAGTCGTGGGGTGCCTCACCTTCTCACCGGCTTCGCACTCCCAAAACATCTGAATTCCTTTTCGAGTTTTTTTACTGCGTTGCAAATGCTTACAGTCGCAGCACGGCGGATAATGTATAGCCATTTTTCAGTCCCTCTACGTGCTTCTTATCGAACAACGCATTTATTGAATCGACTAACAGATAGTCGTATGATGGATAATCCCAGTACTCTGTGCAACTTTTAATAAGGCGCTTTGTTGTTTTGTTGAGGATTATAATACGTCGTCCTTTCAATGACTGTTTATATGCTTTCACGGCTCGGTCAAAATCAGCATCGTCATTCATTTTTCAAACCTCATTTTTTCCATATTTTCTTGGCGCATTTTCTCGGAACTGGCATACCACTGAACCCATATGTGATATAATCTAACAACACGTCCGGTTCTGGTTGCTCTTCAGATTCACCACCAATGTGTTCGTATCCTGTTTCTGTCATTTTTCAAACCTCATTTTTCTTCTATGATATCCTTAATTATATCTAACTGAAGACGCAAATTCCCGAGCCACGTTTCACTTGCTTGGTCTAAATCTTTATAATTAAATCGGATTACTACCTCGCCCGTTTGGTTTATATCATCGTAGTGTTCAAGATATTTGATGGTCATTTTTTCTTCCACCCACATTTTTTAAGTTCAATCATCTCTATGTCACATACTGACGGTCTGCGTTCACACTGATGGCTGTCGTCGTAGTATCTTCGGTTATGTACGCAATTCCCACAAATTGAGGCTTCTATCTGAGCGTCATAAACGATTTGCTGCGTAATCATATCGAGTGTATCAATGTCCACGAAGTTGGTCATTTTTCAAACCCCTCATTTCTTCAGAATACAAAACCCTTCTTTTGTATCTTAGATAACGCCGTAACGCCCTCCGCTGTTAAACAATTTTGTTCACTCATCTGGTGGCGTTCAAATCTACTACCAACTTAAAGCTTCCACCTTGACTTGATGCACCGTACTGACTATTTCCAGCGAACGACGCCGTTACCGTAACAGTACCAAGCGGCACGTTCAATGATCCCGTGGTAAATTGTGCGTAACCATTAGCGGAAGATACCGTTCCTATAAACACACCATCCACGTAGCAGTTGATTGGTAGGTTCGGAACTGCGTGGCCGTTAGCGTTTACCCAGGTAGTAAAAGCGATCGGTTCTCCTTGGATGACTGCAACGGGCATCATGCTTATTCCCATCACGGTAGGCGTTATCGGGGTAGGTAAAGGCGAAGGTATAGGTGTAGGTATAGGAGTAGGTAAAGGTGTCACTGTTGGCGTTGGCGTGGCTACAACAGTAGGCGTAGGTGTAACAACGGCTTTAGAAACAGCGGAAGTCGTAGTAACATTAGTCGTGTTCAACTGGTTATTTGGTGCGGGGATTTGGGTTGTGCAGCCAGCTATTCCTATGGCGCAGATGATGAGTGCGATAACTCCAAAGATTACAATTTGTTTCATTTTCATTCACCTCTTAGCAAACGGCGGATAATAGTATCATACGACTCGCCTTTCTTGCCAATCGCATGCAGCTCTTCCCTCGTTTTCTTGCTTACCTGTATCATCGTCTTTTCACTCTTAGTTAACATAACAATATGTAATACACTATAATACTATTAATAGGTATCGTACGTAAATTGTAGCGTCAACGCGACAAAGATACGAGCAACCCACTAAAGAGCGGCCTCAAGTATATATACGATGTTTAAAAACGCGTTTACTCTACGCAGTGGGCTTGAATTGAAAAGCAACGCTGAAAGGGGTAGAGTTGTGGTATAAAGGATAGGTGAGAAAGTGAGCGTAGGCGAGGATTTGGGGTACCTGGTTGTAGTCTTCGCGGCATTATCCAACTGGTGCCTGCCCCGCGTCCGGACCCAGAGAGGGCGTTCCAAAGCTGGAATCATACCGTTAATCCTACACGCGCCCCGCCAGCGCGCCCAGCAGATGTTCCTTCTGCAAACTAAAGGATTGACTTAATAGTATAAAAAATAAGGTGGTTAAAAAAGAAAAAGAGTGAAAGAATATCGCTATTCTTTCTTTGCTAACTGCTTACGCAGTTGGACCATAGCTCCGTTCGTCTCAAACGTCACACCGGCAACATAACCGACGATGAGCGAAGAGAAGAACGCTGGAATTACTACCGATCCGCCGGTTGCGAGCGAACCCATAACGGCGAGAACGGCCATTACAGAGATCACTATCTTATGGATCATCGGACTTACATCGACCATTAACTGCGTAAGGACAATACCCAATATGACGCCGACGAACACAGAAATAAAGTTTATCGTATTTGCGTCTATTATAACACCTCCTTAAATTTTATTCTCTCCAGTGATGGTGCTTCTTGGTTACAAGCACCCGTACGATTCTACTCGTTGAAGGTTCGTAGTATCTTTTATGCTTGTGGTGATGGTGGTGCCACTCTTCTTCGTTCATGCTGAACCTCCGGCGTAGGTAGTTTGGAATCCATACACGGCTGCGGTTATCTCAGATACCGGAATCGTGTATGCCCCGGTCTCGTCGGTTGCGCCAGTTGCACCACTTACGTCTGCAAAGGTTCCATCCGTTTGCTGCATCTGCAACTGAATAGTCTGGTTCACTGGTATAGAACCGTCGGCTGCCGTGAGCACGCCTGAAACCTCAAATACTTCATTTACGTTTGCCGTTGATACGCTTGCAACTGCGGTGAGCTGCGTAACCACTGACGGAACAACGACATCTACGTTAACCAGGTTGCTTGTTGCTGCTGTATAGGTTGTCATGTTTCACCTCCTTTAGGTTTTATCTCAAAATGAGTGCATAAACGAATCCTGCTACAAGTCCACCGATAATAAGCATAGCGATAGCCCACATTGCGTCATTGAACTTTGATTTGTTCTCGTCAATTTTTTTAAGCAGCTCATCTCGAATAACTACATCGTTCGCGTCCTGTTTATCTAAGTGGTCTTCGATGGTATCTAACCTTTGTTTATCAATCAGACACCAGTCATGGGCCTCTTGAGCTATGTCTCTTATTTTGTTTATGTCCTCATCCATATTAAGGAAGCCCCCCAAAAACGTGAAATGAATATGAGATAAAAACGAGTATGAAAAGAAATGTGATGGATGACACGGCTCCGATGATCTTCCAGTTAAGAAAGATTCTTCGATTTAGAACCTCGACGCGCAGTTTATTAATATCATCATCGGCTTTCTCCTTAGCCTCCGTAATCTTTTCGTCTGCTTCGAGGAGGGCTTTTGCTACCTTTGCATCTGCAAGGATGAGCGACGCTGCTATTGACCTATCGCGTTCTGTTTCACGTGTTATTGCCCCCCGTTCCATCTCGCCAAACCTATTAGCCATACTAAGACTTAACACATCAACTTGTTTCCCTATATGGTGTATTCCATGCTCCAGTGATTCGAGTATGCCGTTTTGCTTTTTCCGGTACTCCTCGCCAGCTTTAATCCGTTCATCGTGTTGAGCGTTGCTTATCTGACACTCTTTAACACATTTTTCCAGATCTGTAAGTTCTTCTCTATGAACATCAAGGCGTTTTGTTATCTCTTCTTGTGGCATTTTTCACTGTTCAACTCCCTTTTTTATTCGTTCCCTGGTTGCCATTCTCTCACACTCACGTTCATGTTTACGTTCGGTGCTGTGCCTGGTGTGGGTGTCGGTCCTGGTGTAGGGCTAGGTCCAGGGCCCCCGCCTTTCCATAAAACGACATCATCAGCCCAGTTACCACCACTGGATAAATCTAAGACTGTGTTATCCTCTCGCCACACATAAAAATAGCAGCCCGATGGAAAGCCAGTTATACACGAGTCCGAACACGGCGAACCAGTATCAATACAGTTACTTAGAGAATATCCTGCAGAAAGGTCAACTCCACTGCTGTTTACTGTAATCTGAAGATAATAGTTGGTATGTAGCTGGAAGCTGTAGTCGAACACCCAATATAACCTTGCGCCATCAGGGTTTGGGCCTGAACATGATATTTGAACAGGTTTTGCATCTTCTACACCAAGCCACAACTGAACAGCATCGTTACCCCCGCTCATGCCAGTGCCTTCGACAGTGAAATTGTAGGTGCCTGCTGTCGCGGGCGCACAGTTTGGGCCGCCGAGGACGCCATCAGATACACCATGAAAATACATATAGAATTGGTTTCCCCCAGCAGCTAATAACTTCCCATCGTTTCCATCCTGATACCCATCCGAACCTAGACCGCGACCGGGCCACCACTGGTTTATATTAAGCCCAACCTGCCATGTGTGCTGGTACGGGTTATTAATTCCACCCGCTACCCGTATCCCGTCTGTATTTGCGTTCATGGGTCCCCATATAGGATACCCAACAGAATCTTTTTGGTACTGAGCGCGTGCTGCCGTTCCATTATATGTGTCTCCACCACTACCCGAGTTGGTGATAGTTGTTGAGTCTTGAGCAAACTTGTAGATTAGATACTGTGATGAAGCCCCCACTCCGCCCTGCTCAGGTGGTGGTCTTGGTCCCCCGATCATTATTCATTCCCCGGTTGATAGGTTCGTATCTCTACGTTGATGTTTACATTCGGAGCTCCCCCGCCACCAGGCGTAGGTGTAGGTGTCGGTACAACGATCTCAGATTCTCCGGTGATAATCCACCCGTCGTACATCGCACTGTTGTTCGCGTACGCGTACGGAAGGTAGCCGTATCCGGAATTATGTATGAATACTCCCGCAGAAGTAGCAAAGTTGCGGTAACGTGGCACACATATATCATAGGTGTCTATTCGCTCGTGACGTTCTACTTTCAAGACTTTATGATTATACGTCGCGGCCCACTCATTATATGATAGTGGTTCAGACTCCGCATTTTTGTACCATCTATACTCTGCAAGTTTCGAGCACATTTCACGTGCTTGTTTCGACTGTGCTTCAGTTCTTTCGTATACCCCGCATCCAGCATACGCAGCGGGCCCCCTCTTTTTCCTAGTGACCGCTGCACGTTCGGCTTTTTCACTTCTTTCTTCTGGAGTACCACTCTTGTTTAGGGTGATAGCATTTCTCCGTCGCGCTTCCCGCTGCCGCTCTGTAATCTCTACTTCGCCGTTTTTAAGGCGCTCGTTATATCCGGTGATGTTTTTAATAGAATTTTTCACCAATTTGTCATAATTCCGGTTCCAAGCTTCTAGTATCGGTGTATTATCTTTGAGTTGTGAGTGGTAACTTGAATGTGCTTCTGGCGACATTACCAAAAGGTTTTCTGGTGTGTTATCTGTTTTATCAAAATTAATATGGTGGATAACTGCACGTCCTTTGTGTTCCTCAAACATCCGCATCTCACGGGCTATCATCCAGTGTGCGCGTACCCATGAGAAGGTACTGTTACACGCGATTTTTGTATAGCCGTCTTTGTCATAAGAACGATAGAACGGCATAAGAGAATCCCCCTCGTTGAGTTTTTCCGCTTTTTTATATGTCCCGTCTCGCAACAAAAAAGGATGATCCGGCGTGCATGTGATATGTTCATCGTTGTCGAGATACACGGTTACAGTCGGAACGTTTTTATGTGCACGTTTGCATGCGGTCGCTTGCGCTGGGACTATCTTCTTTCGGTCAGTATCATACGCGTAGACCCAGAACGGCGCAGCGTTTAATAGAGACCTGATGGGTACATCTTTTCCAGATAGTAGCGGGATTTTTGTGTCTCCGGATACACAATCGCCCCACATAGTAGACCACGAGTTTTTTACGATAAACGCGCCTGTTGAGCTATCAAGGTTCGTGATCGAATCATCGTAGCCCATTACAATCTGCCCGTGGTCTGGTGATTTTGTCCAGTCTGATAAGTTTGGAATCAACCCATACGATTGTCCTGATTTAATAGATGTGTTCATAAGGCCATCATATTCATCTGCACAAAGTATAAACATGACAGGGTAGCCAGAAGCAATCGCGTTTTTTGCATCGTCTAGCCCCATCACAGTAATTACACTATCCCCGCTGCCTGCTATCGTTGTTCCCGTCGCCACGCTAACGCTTTTCGTTACTTTATTCTTAGCTGCGTCAGTGGTAACAGCAGAAGTGGGTGCCGTGTTAACATTCGTAGGTTTAGGATACGCAACGCCTGAGTTGCAGTTTACTTCTGACCCAAACGGCCATAACGAGTCGTGCGCCATCCCGGTATTAGTCATAGCTACAATCGCTGATTTTGGATATGTACCGCCGTCTGTGTTCTGCATGCCGTCAAGCGCCCGAGCCCAATAATAAATAGCAAGCATGCTGGTCTTAAACCACGCCGACGGTTCTAGATAACGTACCAGCCATTCAAATACGCCACACGACGCTGCTGCCACGCAGCACCCCACTCCATCTTGGTTTCGGATTGGAGAGTCATAGTGCCGGAGATCTACTGACGATGGCAGAGCCGCAGCCTGTTCAGCGGTGATATTGGGAAATACGGGGTCGCTCGGATCATACGGGCTCGGTAATGCGCCCCGCGTGCCTTTCCAGTTGCTAAGGTCTATTGGCATCTATTCTTGCCCCGGTTGGTACGCTCGTACTCTGACGCACAGGTTTGTGTTGGGTGCTGTTCCTACTGGTGTAGGTGTCGGAGTGGGTGTAGGTGTTGGCGTTACTCCACCCCTTCGGTCGGAGAAATTAGTCATATTCGTACCGTACTCACTCATTAACCCACTTATCACACTGCCCCCCGGATTCCCAGACCACCCAGACCCATCGCCCAGCACGTACCATTGTTGGAACCCTACTATGGTAACGCCTTGATCCGCCGCTGCGTCAACATAGCCGATCATCATGTCTGTCGTTTGACCGATATCATAATTAGTTACCAATATTCCAACCTCAAAACACCCGGCATCTTTATTTATCGCGGCTTCTGATGCAATCTCATCGGCACTCATCGGACTGCTGCCAACATACGGTTCCATGAATGTTGAGCATCCGAATTTACCAACTTTCGCACCACTTGCCCATACATCATTATTACCATACGTCCCACCACCTGTCCCACTTCCCCCATAGTTCATAAAAGGAAGGTATTCCATTATGGCGTCTATTTCAGCAGCGCCTTCAGACTCACCGCCAACTGCGTCAAGGCCAGCACTAGCCAATCCAGAAAGATACGAAGTATCGCTGCAGCCGCCTGAACCTGAATCGCTGTTTTGGAGAAGTGCGCCCATACCCGCCGAGTGACATGCAGATATAAAACCGCCGGGTGGTTGTACACAGCCGGAACCCCCTTCGACTACGAGGTCAATAAATCCTGCGCTCTTTAAAGCTGATGGGCTGCTGAATGATTCCGCACATAGCTGAAATACTTTGCTTGCCATACTGCCCCCCAATTTATGACGTCGGCAAGACTTCTACGGTGTGCTCACCGGGTGTAGGTTGCCCGGTGTGGCTTTGTGTGAGGTATTGCATAATATCAACGTTGTAGTACCCTGAGAATGTCTGCCCCAGCGCCGTTCCATCGACTTTTAGGGTAAACGCGCTCGGTGTATCAACTGTTAATCGTACCGCTTGTGTTAGTGTTGTTCCCGCCCGGATCGAAAACTTCATGGTTCCTGGAGAAGTAGAAGTCGCTGCAACTGCTCCGGGGTAGGGCGTTTCAACGGTTTGCCCTTGTAAATACTTAGGACCTCGCTGCGACGCCTTTCCCAACTGCGCCATCATCTTATGTGCAGAGAGGTGGACATTATCTAAAGTCAGCGTATCTAACGTATGCGGCTGTGTTAAATCCTGTTTCTCTATCTTAGTGATTATCGCGGTTAGTTGTAAAGGGTTGCCGTAGTTATCAAGAATCCTATCGTCAATCACCGTAACCGCCCCGCCGATTGTAAGCTCTTCCGCCCAATTCTTTACTGGGTCTAAATCGTAGAGATCCGCAGCGGATAAGCTAACCGTGTACATCGGTTGGCTGTTTGCGGTTAAATACTGTGCCCCCGCGTTTATTAGAGCGTTTTGCGTCGTTAATGCGTCGTCTTTAAACGTCCCTTCAAATTTTCCATATGAATCATAGGCATCCCACGCCTGCATATACGGCGCGTGTTGGAAGTGGAAAATGTAAGGTGCGCTTGAATCATAATCTGCGAGTGGGCATTTTATCTGCCTTCCGGGGTGTACCACGTCGCTCTGCTGGAATTTAGATGTTAAGTCGGTTGCAATGGTTCTAATTTGAAAAGCATATTGGGATGCATAAGGACCCCCAGCAGTGTTAAGTAACCACGATACTTGTGTGATGCCTGCCCTACTTTGGGCTGCATAACAGCTAGCAGTTTTAGATGTTTTCGCGGGACCAATACCGAACGCTAGGCCATCGTTAACATGTTGGGGGGAGGGGTTAACTTTGTCCCAAGATGCTGTTCCGGCATACGGAGTAATAACAATAGCATAGTACCCAGACGGAAATGCAGAGGTCTGCATTGGAAAATGATACCAAGTGGGTGTAGTAGAAATTGAAAATAGGTTACCATAGCACCAAACTAGAGGCCCTTGATACGGCACCCTATACCCGACTGCGCCGTTGGCGGCTACCGATGGAGTAGTCGAATATAACCCAACAATAAATCGTGGCTGTAGAGGCCACGCTACAGCGGTGTGTGTCACTCTCTGGAGCTGAAGTGCTACATCATAAATTCTAAATTGCGTAGAGTTTCCTGTAACCAAGTTACTCATATAAAATATTTGAGCCATGGCCATTGAAGAAGTTCCCATAACTTCCTCAACAGCAGTGTCGGTGCCCGTTGACGGCAATGTGTAAGGCATTGCCAGACCTTTGCCAACCGCAAAGTTATCAGTAATTGTTGTACCATTGCTCGTTACGGCTCCTTTCTTCGGTAACGCGGCACCAACAGCCGTCCATCCATCATAGACCTGATATTCATACTGACCATTTATCTTAGGAAGATGGAAGTACGCCCAACCGTTGTCTGTTTCATATAACTCAAGCTCTTGTGCGGATGGCCAATACGCAGGGTTATTCAAACAAAGTTCGCTAGGCGTGGAACCTGAGCCTCTTGGATAAAGTTTAGTCACGAGTTGGGATTTGTCCCGCTTCATATCAATACCGCTCAGGTTCTTGCCGATAGTCATTATCGGAGGCTGTACGCTCATTGTGGCAACACCGCCGAGGTTGTTCCTGTGTCAGTTGGTTGTGGTAGTTGTCCTGGAATTGGCATCAGGTTAAGGTCACGGTGTAGTGGGTTGCCGTACTCCATTTGAACTTGCATATACCCGCCGACTTGTGTTATCACATTGCCAACGGCGGTCTGTAGGTTTTCCCATGAGAGGTCAATATCAATCAGCATATTAAGCGACGGGTCAACGTTACACCAATAAATCAAGCCGTCTTTCCTTATTTCGGCTGTAATATCTAATAGAATGTCGCTTACGAGTCTTTGAGATACTTTATAATTCTGAGTGATATAACGAGTCAGATATGATTCCGGCCCGTCGCACGTTATTAACGCCCAATCACCACTCCCTGATCCTAACGAACCCGATCCTGAGCCTGTAGAAGTCGCTCCGTAATCTCTATATGGTTCATCTGAAACGGGAACAAAGATTTGTTTTAGGTTCTTATCGCGCCCATAATACCATACTTCTAGTCCGATCGTGTTTCCAGGCGGGTTGTCTAAAAACCACAAGTATTTCGGGTCGTCTAAGGGTAGGTTAAACGTTAAAGAATCAGCAAGTCCAAGCTCACGCGAGAGGTACGGAACTGTGCGTTTATCGAGCGTTCCCAGGTATTCAGCAGTACCAAATGGGTTATCGGTGCTTTTATTAGTCCAGTTCCACCTATGGAGCTCGAATGTATAATCTGAAATTAATGGGGTTGTTTGTACTACAACTGGCTCTGGTATTGATACTAAGATCGTTTCGCTCGTCGCAGCTCCGTATACATCATCACCTGCAAAGTAGGCATAATAAGTGAAGTTTCCATAACTTGACTCACTCCATAGAAACTGGTACGTGCTTGAATTTGAGTCTGTGCTAACTGTGCCTATTACATCATTACTGCCCGATACTATTTTGTAAATGGTAATAACCCGGCTTCCCCACTCTGGATTGCCTTCGTTGTCAGTTAACGCCCCCCCAAATACGAAGCTCTGATTAATGGCGGGGTTTGGGTTGGATATGGTAAACGTTAGCAGTGAGGGTGTTGTCATGTCTTATGCACCCGTGACTGTAATATCAAGCACCGCACTGGTTGTTCCTGCAAAGTTATCGTCCCCACTAAATGTCGCATAGTAGGTGCGTAGCCCTGCGGTTGTAAAGGAAGCAGGTATGGTGAAGTCGCCGTTTGCATCTGTTACCCCGCTGCCATCAATGTACTTGGTTCCACCTGTGCCTATGTAATGGTAAATCGTTACTGTGTCGCCTACTATCGGGTTTCCACCACCTGTTAATGTAGCCGTGAAGTTAACCACCTGATTAATAGCAGGGGTTGTGTCATCTGCGGTGATGGTCAGGCTAGACGGAGGTCCGCCCTTCGTTACTCCTAATCCGAAGTAATAGTCCCCTGAATACGAACCTAAGTACGTAATTGTACCTGTGTAATACGCCCTGAAGTAATACGTCCCGCTTGTCAGTGTGATAGGCGTAGAAGTCCACGAACCTGATTGATCGGTGGTTGTCGGGTTAGCGTTGCCTAAGTTTGTATTATTCCAGTGTGTACTAAGGAGTCCGTTCGTGGTAGTATTCGTAGAGAGTTGCAGGAATATCTGCGCGCTTGGTATTGGATTGCCAGAAAGAACCTCATAAAGCTGCCCTGATATGGTATATGTGCCGTCTGAGTTTTCGTTTATGTATAAAGTTAACTCGGTTGCTAATTGTGTGATATTGAGCACTTCAGTACCAGCGGGCGGGTACGATTCTTGTAATTGCGCTACTATCGTGTCATATCCAGCAGCGCGATAACCGTTTAAGAAATACTGGTGGGGCTCACCGTAAAGTAGAATATTCCACGAACCGGGGTCTATCCACACCTGGAACGTGTTGAAACCTACTCCATTGGCGTATGACCAATCGAAAAGAGACTGATAGCTTGGTGTTTCATCGTTTAGGCTTTGTACATAAATCGAGTTCCATGTTGAACCGCCGACGTAGCCTAGTATGCCCATCGGTATGCCTAGCTCCGCTGATTGGAGTGCTGCGGTGTAGATGTAAGGCGGGTCTGAGTTATAGTACGCCTCAATGCTGTTTTGTGTCGTTGACGTGTCCACTGCCTGTTCGTAGTACTGCCCGGGGGCATACCAACTAAACGGCTCAGGCGGGGTGTAGTTTGTATAATTGGGGAAATACTTTCTACAAAACTCAACAGCACCAGCAGCGCCCATTTCAGAAGAGACCCCCTGCCACCCGACCGCCGCGAGGTTTGCGAACCATGTCCCAAAGTATCCGACCTGTGTCATAGTCTGACAGTTTGACCATGATCCAGAGTTAGGCCCGGGTGCGCTAGGAGTTCCCGTGCCGTATTGGTCCACCTTTTCAACATCGAGCATCGGGACCATGCCCACTGACGTTATCATATCATATTCTTTTTGATAGAGCGTGTTTGTGTACATGTCGGGATTGTTGCATATCAAGAAACAAACGGTAAAGCCGCACCCTGCGAAGTACTGCAACATGCCAGCGTCTATCATTTCGGGGTTTACTGAGATCATATACGTAACCGGCCCAGGATTTTGAGCTGGCCAGGGAGTGTTTTGGTTTGATACCGTCATCGCGGATGGCGGCGAGGCCGCTCTATAATAGAGGTTCGCTGCAAATTGCGTCGTAAAGTATTGGTTCCACGTATAACTTCCCGAAATCCCGTTAGTTGTAGGCCCGACGTAGTACGTATAAGAATACTTCCCGTGAATGTCGGTATTAGCCAGCGTGAAGTTTGTTTGCCCGTCGAATGTGAAGGGAACGTTTGTATAAAGACTCGCCGGGACTTTTACTTCTAAATGAATAGGTGCATTCGGGATGGGCACTTTTGTATTGCTCGCAAGCACGAGGCTGCCACTGAACGTGTAATATGGAGACGCCGATGCGTCCATGCTTAAGGAGAGTTTTACGGGTATCCTCTGATCGGGTGGGTATGTGTGTAACATCTCACTGGTGCTCCCTAAGTACTCAGAACCCCCGATGTACATTGTCCTGAACTCCTGCAGGCCAGTATAAACCGCAGTCGCGGCGAAGGTATACGATCCGCTTGCGTTGGTAGTTGTCGTCTGTAAATTATTCCAGTGAGCGGTATCTGTAGAAGAGGCTAATGTAACCGTAGCGCCTACGACCGGATTCCCGAATACGTCTTTTAACGTCCCGGAGAGCACATAGGAACCCGGAGATGTGCTGTCTTTTCCATTGAGTACTAAGATAGTAGGGATAACTGCGCTTGCCGCTGAGGGGGTAGGGGCGACCTGTTGACCGATTAAGAACCTATCCCGCCACCTAGCCTCAAGTATGCCGTGTATTGGTGTGGACGCTGAAAGTTCTATTTCATTAAGTCCTGGTTGTAGATGAGGCCACGCTGGGCCGTTAAAGCTGGAAAGCGATTGTTCGTTGTTGAGGAACACCGTATACGGCGTTCCGTATTCAGCATCCATGATAAATTCTAGGGTATCCGCCACGTTCAATGTACCTGTCCACGAAATTGCCTCATCCGTGGTTACGTTGGTGATGGTAAGCGTGCCGTTAAAGTAACCCACCGAATAAAACCGCCATCGCGGAGAGGCCAGCGTATCGCCTTTTGAGGTAAACGTTGCATACGAGGTCTCGACTCCGCTGGCCGTGGCCCATATAACTGATTCTACTACAGAGTATGCAGGCCCGGTACACGCGAAGTCAATATCTAAATCTAATAACGTAGGGGTAACGTTCTCATTTGAGGGATTTGATTTCTGACGTTTTGCTATAAAATAACTCGCAGGGTATTCACCAAAAGAAAGCTGTTGTTCGCCTTTGGTTGGATCGAAAACCTCCCCAAGCGCTATCATTGCGGCTATCATCGTGGTTCTCTTATTATCGGGAACTTTAGGCCGTATTACTGTAGAGATAACCCAGTCCTTTAGATATGGTCGTGTTGAAATTGTTGATAGTGGGCTGGTTGTAAATTGTGTAGAATCAAAACCATCAAGCCACCAGTATTTTGTTGCATCGGCAAGGTGAGCATAGTACGGTGGTTGCGTAATATCAACGCCACCGAAAGTCATCATGCCAATTCCCGTGGTCGGGTATTGTGTAGTGGTAGCGTGTGCATGCGGTGTTATGGTCACGCTTCTTGAGATTACGTTATAAATGATCGATTTTGATACCGTAGGAACTACGTGCGTTGCGTGGGTAATCGTGCGTGTTATGACTGAACTTAGCTGTGTGGTAACAGAAAGGTCTACCTCCGGGGCGATTGAAACAGAAGCAGGAATAACTGAGGGAAAACCCGATATGTACGTGGAAGGATATAAAACAGGAACAACGTCAATGGAGCGGCTTATAACGATTCGTGGGTTTCCAAACGCCACAAAACAGATTTGCGTCGCAATGTTTGAGTTTGTGGTTGGCCACGATGCCTGGAACGAACCTGTGGCATATGAACCTATAGTACCTAGTGAATCATAGCTCCCTAGGTCGTTATTGGTTCCTGCAAGGGAGTATGATTCGTTTAAGTACCTATGCGTAACCGTTTTAGAACTGCCGCTTAGTACAATGCCGTTTTTATCGGTGGCCCCCGCCACTAAGTTATTCGTGCCATCCGACGCGCCTACCATAATCCGATGTCCAGATTGCTCTGAGGTATTGGCCGGATAGCTGTCGGTTGTTGCCAGTACCGCCGTAGGTGTTATGGTGAGTACTGAAATCGTGTCTGTTGTTGGAGCGGCTGCCGTTGATTTAGTCCAGTTGCCAACTAAACTCCCGCCGCCCGTATTAAGACACAAACTTAAATAATCTCTCGCTCCGCCGCTGCTGTATGTCCCCCAGTGTATCGTAAAGCCGTCTGCATCCATTGATACAAAGGATGCTTTAGTGTGTACAGAGGTAGTGGCGCCGGTATCGACAATGCACGAGTCGGCAAGCTGGATACGTCCTGTGCTTGTAGTAGTAACACCACTCATCGCAAAGCCATACTTTGACCACTGGTTACCGCTAGCATCCATCGCACCGATACTGTAAACAGAGCTAGTCGTCGTATTCGCAGTATGACCAGCATCCGCATCACCGATATGGATAACACAGTCCGGTTGGAAGCCCGCGCCTGTAATGCTCTGGTTGCCCGTTGAGGTGTTAGAGGTCCAGTGTACTACTTTTGCAGGTACGCCGGTTAATGCTAGGAAGTTAAACTCGTATGATGTTGCGGATACCGTAGTCCAGTTTAATATAAAATCGCCTGAATTAAGCCCGTATAACGTCGCTTCGTACAGTAACGTGCCATCATACTGAACCATGCCAATGGCGGCACTGGCGCTATACCTGCGGTACTCTGCGCTTGGATCTGCACCGCCCTTTCCTGCGATTGAGATATATCCTTGAGATGCCCCACCTGCACCGGCACAGAAGCCAATGGAAAACTGGTCGCCAACGCTGCTCCATCCTGCTGACGATAATGGAACGCCCCAGATAATAACAGCACTCGGAGTGAAACCCGCAGGTAAGGAAATCGTCTGATTGCCTGTGCTGGTAGGTGTGTTAAAGGTTCCAACGTATGAAGCGACGGTCATTTGTTCACGACGTACTAATTACTAAGGTTATCTGCAAGACAATCTGCTCTGCTCCCGTTTTAGTTCCCAAGTCATCGCCAGCAACACGCACGAGCATTGTCCCGGCACTCGCCGCGTTAAAGATGCCATACTCTGACCAATCAAAAATAGCATCTGCCGCGTAAAAAGTCGCCTGGTATAGAATTGAATTACTCGTCCTTACAGGGTATCCAGTATCAACAGGGTTAAGCTGCTGACTTGCGCCTATCAAAGCGGTCTGACTCACGTTAAAGGCTGTGCTGTTATCATTGCCGACGCCGAGGTACGCATTTGAGTTGTTGAACGGTAATGTTGCACCGTCGTTAATCAAGAAACTCGCAAGCGCAACGGCTCCTGCGGTGGTTAATCCACTTGTAATTGCCATTGTTATTCACCTCCTTTAGTTGCTAAATCAAATTCAAATTCCTGTACGCTTTCGGTTGTTCTCGATGCTCCTACTCGATACATCCCTCCGGCCCAGTACTGTTCCATCGGGATTCGTATTACTTTAGTAATTAATTTCGCTTTCATGGTTTTATCCTTTGCTTAATCCTGCTCGCCGCATCTCGCTATTCACTTTATAACCGATTTTTGTGCTTAGCGTGTCAATGGCTGAATTTGAAGTTAAAATCGGGTTGTTAATCTGAATTGCTCCGGCTGAGATGATAACGTTGCCTTGTCCTTGCCCAGCGCTTCCACCCGGACTATACGGACTTATACTACCTGGGTTTACCGAAAAGCCACCACCGCTAACATTGCTTAATGGTGTAATCGCTTCCGGGCCTGCTTCGCCTGCGATTAATAATGTGGGTTTAGTAACGATACCGCCGTGTTGAGCTGCTGGTAATGCAGGAAGATGTAGGCTAGAGATGGCGTTTTGTATAGGACTAACGATACTGCTTGCTGCCCCTGATACTGCCCCTTTGAGCGCATTAACGAACGCATTGGCGACATCGCTCCATATCGCATTAATCGCACTTTCTAACTTACCTGGAATTGAAGTGAGTTGGTTCCAAAGCCAGTTTCCAAATCCACCAAGGGCGCTCTGTAGTCCGCCCCATAACTCCCCAGGAAGCGGTGAGATCAAACCCCATAACCATGAGCCTATTGCTGTCCAGATACCGATATACGTATTCCACGCTTTCTCGGCAAGTCCCGATATCTCACCCCATAACCAAGAGCCTATCTGAGTCCAAATACCTATATACGCAGACCATAATTTTGATGGGAGGTCTGAGATAAGACTCCATAACCACGAGCCGAATCCACCTACTGCACTCACGATGGAGTTCCAAAGTTTACCTCCTATGCTCTCTACTGTAGCCACGACCCCACTAAATGCGCTGCCCCAATTAAGGTTCTGAAGGGTGCTGACAAGGTTTTTAGCCCAGCCCAACACTGCTTGCACTGCATCGTGGAAGGGTTTGAATCGGGTATATAATAGATAAAGGATTGCGCCGATAACTACGACCGCCGCGATAATAGCTATTAGCGGAAGTTCCATCCCCATGATTGGGATGCTGACCGCCCACGCTGCCGCCGCCGCCCCGCCAAGTGCCCCAGTAAGACCGCCAGCGGCGAGTGCGCTCATGTCTATCTCGATACCCATCATACCTAATATCGTGACTATTGGTCCGATCGCAGGTGCCATCATCCCTATTAACATCAGCACCGGCCCAATGGCTGCGGCTATTCCAGCAATGGCGATAACGATAAGCTGGATAGGCTCAGGCATTTCAGAAAAGAGGCTTAATAACTTTCCGACAAATGCTATAACCGGCCCTGCTGCATCAAGGAGTTTCGTTGCTATATTGATGAGCGTGATACCCAACGGAGCAAGCGCCATCTCTCCTTGATGGGTGAATTTGGTTAACTTCTCACCAAATGTTTCTGAGGCTTCGCCTGCTTTATCTGCTGCTCCTTTGCTATTCTGTAGTGATGCGACTAACTGGTCATTGCTGAGTTTGCCTGACTTCGCAGCCGCCGTGAACATATCAGCGTTCTTGCCAAGCAGTTTCGTTTCGGCTGCGGTGTACGTACCCCCGTCTTTAGCGTCTTGGATCATGTGCTGCCAGAACGCACTAGAGCTCTCACCTGCCGCCTTAGCCGCTGGGCCGATTCCCATCAATATCGTAGTGACCTGTTTAGCCTTGAGCCCTGCCTGAGTCAGTCCATCCAACATAGCAATTTGCTGCGGTATAGATAGGCCCATCGCCGTCATTGATGCCGTTGCTTTGTTAAAGGCAGGTGAAATCTGGTCCATAGTTACGCCCGTCTTTTGATACGCTACGGTTGCCATATCGGTAAGTTGTGCAGCAGTTAATGACGCATTGCCCGCCAAGTGAGCGGCGTTGGTCATTGTCGCAAACGTAGCAGCGTCAGACGATGCGCTGGTTTTTGTAGCGATTGAATAATTAAGGACGTCTGTTGCAGTATCTTTAAGTTCTTGGCCTTGTAGGTGTAACGAAGTCGTAAGCTTTGTGATAACCGCTGTCACATCGGCAGCAGAAGAAGGAACCGAGGCATACACGCTTTTCCACTGCGTCATCGTAGAAGCAAGTTGCGCTCCCTGTTGCCCGGTGGCTTTGGCTATCGACGACGTAGCATCTTCTACAATCTCTCCACTCTTAATGGCAAACGCTCCGACGGCTACTATCGGCGCGGTTATGCCTGCGGTCATGATGCCGCCAGCGCCTTTCATTGTGCCGGCGATATCGCTACCGAAGTCTGAGAACAGGCCTTTACCCTTACCTAACGCACTTGTTAAGTCGCTGAGGAAGCTTGTGGCATCACTTTTAAGATTAACTATCGCAGTCCCTACGACATCGCCGCCGCCCATTTTATGCTAACCTGTTTATTATGTCCTGTTTTATCATGCTCGCCGTGACTTTACAGAATATCGGGGCGTCTAGTTTTGATTCACGGGGATTTTCTCTATTCGGGATTACTGGATATGTACGACAAATGTGTGGCCGTAACTCGTAAATCGTACATTTTTTTGTCTTTTCATTCAACCACTGACAGGGCTTTGTTTTCTTTATCTTATACTCCAAGTGCGAGAAATCCGAGAGCGTGTGTGGTTCAAGATATTCTTTAACTATTTTCTTATTGTTCGTACCTAATCCTTTTGCGAGTCTTTGCACGTCAGGCCAGTTTACCGCAATCGGGTCGCTCATCATGCAACACTGAGCACCGCACCCGGCGCAGAACTTTTCAGTAAGTAAGCCGTTTTGATAGTCTTTAATTAGGTTCTCTGGAATTTCTTGGTCAAGTATCGTATCAAGAAGCTCTCTTACTTTTTCGGGACTGGCTTTCGTGGTTTCGCATACCTCTTTAAAAATCGCTTCTTTACCGATCAAAGCGTCTACGATCTCAACGGGTACGGTTTTATCAAACTGGTCTTTGTATTTCATCCTTAACCTTTCAAAATTTGCGTTTTCCTCATTATGTCAGTAGCTTGGTAACCGATTTTAATACCCAAATTGTCAACGTCGTGTAGTTCGGCAAAGTATGTTCCTACTAACTCTTTTCGAGCGAGGCGTGCTATGACCTGATCATAGGTTTCTCCTTTCTCACAATCATAACACTCATATGTGCCTGCCTTGCGTAGACAATCGTCAAGCAACTCTTCGGTTTCTTTACTTACCTTAATCTTTCTAGTGAGGCTGTCGAAGTAGTCCCTTTCGTCCAATCGAGCTTTTAATTCCTTAACTTCTTTTTCGAGTTCTGGAACACGAGTAGCGTATCCAAGAGTTGAATCATCGGTTGCAGTATCCATCTTAAACACCTTTTGTAGCTGCCTGTTGCTTATTCCACAGATCCATAGCCTTCTTAAACCGTTCTTCATCAACGGGAAGCCCAACCGCACGGGATACCGCGTGGATAACGTCCGCGAACGCTTTTACCCTGTCCATCATCGGGGTAGCGTCCCATATCAAATCCAAATCATCAAGCGATATATCCGGAGCCTCAGTTATCATCCCGGCCCAAATAAGGTTAAGGGTATCCTCGTGGCTCCAGTCCGCTTCGTTTATCGCTGCTATTATCTGGATAGACTTCTTATTTAGCGTCCGCTCCATCTCTCTAAGAGCTTTTGATCGAAAAGTTAGCTTTCTGACGTGGTCGAGCTTTACTTCGACAACTTCAGTTACGTTTTTACCAATCCTATACTGTCGCCTATCAGCGTCAAGCGCCTGGCGAGAACCTTCATTTTCGTCTGACATTTGGTTTTACCTCTCATGCTTCGCTCTGTTTCGCTTGTTGTTTCTGCTGATGTCGCTGTAGTTTCTCTTCAAATGCTGCTCTGTCTCTTATGTTCTGGTCAATGACTTTCTGTGCTTCTGATCGTTCGTATTTAGAAATTGCCTGTTTGTCTGACCCTAATTCTATGTGTTTAAGCAAGCGCGTAAGGTCAGGCAACTTCTTTCCGTTCCACACATACCCCATAAAGTTAGCCGTTTGCCACGACTGAAGTGTGGCTATCTGCTGGGCATACACGTTTCTTGATTCGTGTGCCGTGAAGTATGTCTCAAGTTCGATAGGCATAAGTGAAAGCAGGTCGTTAATCGGGAGTATAACATCACTTTTGAATAATTGTTTTAGTGCGAGTTCATACCACTGAGCAAACGAGTCAGGTTCTTTTATCTGCTGAGAAAACGCACTTGAATCCTGAACGTCTGCTTTTTTATACGTTTCCGCTTTACGAGGCGTAACGCTTATCGGGTTTCCTTCGTCGTCATAGACAACATCGTTACCTATCGCCCTGGCTATTTCAAGATGCGCCATTCGGTAAACTCTCTGTGCCTCGCCCCTGTTTAACTCATCCAATAGTTCTTGAATTAATTGTGGTGATTTTACGCCTAACGAAACTACAGTTACGTTATCACCTTCACCAAGTAACTGTATCAGCCCCAATTCTACGACTTCCCAAAGCGGTTTACACAGGAGTTGCTCAATCTCAAGCAAGTGTTTTATATCGTATCTGATACTCACCGGGATCTCTGCCTGATTTGGTCTTCTTTTATCGGGGACTAGGATAGTAGTAAACGGTAGAATCGAGCATCCTTCATGCACGTTCGTTTTCTTATCTATGTCTGAAATGCTATACTGCATAGGGCATCGAGCTAGGTATTCTGGTGAGTCGTATATTCAACGTGATAATCCTGCCTTGCACGTATTCATCAACCTGATGCGGCGCTGGTCGCGGGCCGTTCGCCCAGCATTGCGTAACCGTAAAGAGCTCTGCGTCTCCTGAATTAAGAATATACCTCGTCATAGTCGACTCTTGCCGGTGAAATATATCCTTAATCCGCATCGCTATCGTCTGGATTTTCGTAGGATCGTTGGTTTCTAAATCATAGCACCGGATGTCTTTTTTTATCTTATGTCCAACGGTAGTCGTCGTGTCATCGAAGACATCGCTTACAGAGTCCTCGGTCACGATAAATGGAAGAGGTAAAACAGGTGGCGGGCCTGGGTCTACTTCTGGAACCGGAATGAACGTAAAGACCGCAGGAGAGCCACCGTAGCTATAAAGAAGTGCCTGCATAACTGGGTCGGCTTGAATCATGCCAACTACCGCATAGTTTAGGGCGTTCATTTTGTGCTCTTTAGTTTCTTGGGTCTATTCTTGAACTTGTTTAGACATATGGCTGCGTCTTTTCGTACATCATCATTCCACGAGAAATACGAACCTAGATGCCCGATTGCCCTGTGACATTCTACCCCATAGCTTCGGGATTCACACAGTGTTATTAGATTGGACTCTACAAGTTCAAGCTCAGGATGTAGGTGAAAGGGGACTATATGGTGTACGTTTAGCTTGACTTTCCCACCACAGCCCTCACACGTAGGATGGTCTTTTAAATGGGCTGCTCTTACTTCCGGCCAGTGCGGTGAGCGGTGTTTCTCCATTCAATACTTAACCCTCTTTTATTAATCCAGATTAACTTTGTGCGCTACATTACTCAGTAGATGCTTGGTCTATCGCTGGTCTGAGATACGGTTGTGCGGACATCTTTACAGTTCCCATTTCAACAAATATCGCATAGCTTTTCCATTTACTCTGGTCTGTAGTTGGGGCATCATAGACGATTTGATAGTTTGTTTCTGCAATAAGCGCCACGTCAACGGTCGCTACATGACCAGAAGCTTGTAGTGTCCCTGTTGCTACTGGAACAAGACCTTGTGAAATCTCAAGTATCTTCTCAGCTTTTTCTTTTGAATACGGCCCTAATGTCTTCTGAGCTACACCTGCTACTGCTTCCTGGTCTAATGACGATTCAAAGTCTGCTGTTACGTTAAGGCCGCTCATATTCTTAGATCATATATCCTGCCCATTCTGCCGATCCCGAAACGATTGTCTTGGCGGTTATCTCGTAGTGGTGCATTATATTATCAGGGAGGTGCGCGTGCACTACGAGAAAGGTATTCACGCCGCCTTGGACTGGTGGAGATACGACAATTACATCATTTCTAACGATATCGGCGCTGGGAGCACAGTAGCATCTATGCGTGAGCTTATCCTTTCTAACATCGTCCTGTAGTCTTTCGTGGGCGTTTAATTCGCGGACTCTTCCGGGCGCGGTATCTACCAGGCTCCACGTCATAGGTGTTGCCCCATGTGACGTTAACGTTCTTGAGGCGCGGTAGATAGAAAACGTCGAGGGGTAAAGGTTGCTTTCTTCTACCGCGTCGAGTGGATATCCGCTTAATCTGCCCATCTTGTTTTATATGGACTGCCAGGGAACGTTCAACACTGCAATAGACAGGTCAGCATATGCATCGTAAGTAACTGCACAGGTGTTTCCTGCTGCGGTATTACACCATCGAGCAGGCGGCGAGAGCTGAACTGCTAACGTGCCGCTTTCCCCAACCGTGTCTGTTTTACTAACCACGTTGCCCCATTGGTCTGCCTGCGATGCGAACGTTACCGTGTGCGTACTTCCGGCATCGGAGTTCTTAATGAGAACAACCGTCATGCCGAATAGTGCCACCGGCACGAGGTCGCCTGTCGAACTCGCGGAAGCCGCCGTGTATGTTAACGCAGCACCGCTTTGTGTCGGCGTTATTGCCGTAAATAAAGTAGGATTAACCATGTTTCTTTTTTCTCCTTTAGAATAAGTTTACCGTCGAGTAACCCATCTTCCCGTCTAAATTCCCGCTGTAGGTAACTACACCGTCAACAGGGCCCATTAGATCCCACTGGGTGATAATCATGTTACCGATACGTTGGATGTCTGCATTGCCGGGTTCTACGAGCATCACCTTAATCGGACTGATGTAGTTATCGTAGTAGTAGTCCATTAACTGGATCCCTGGGGCTTGCGCTCCGGTAACTGCGTCTATAATCCAGTTCCCACTGAAGTCAATAGTCCAGTCCTGGAAGCCTGTCGCCTTGTCGATATACGGGAAACTGTCTTTGTCCTTGGCGGGTTTCGAGTCCTGCTTCCGCTTTAAATCTCCTTTGTCCTGACCATCTAACCCAACATATACGAGATTTGAAATATCCCAGATGTAGATTAGCTGTTTAGCACCTAACGGCCTTTCAGGAGTAAACGGCCCGCTTGTTAGCGGTGCGCTACCAAGTCCGAGGTTTTCTTTTAAAGGTTCTCGTGTTTCGTCTACCAGCTTATCCACTGGCATCTTCTTTTCTTTTTTCGGTTCTGTGTCCATTCCCATTGGTTCCTTTCTGTCTTCGTTCATTATCGCACCTCTCCTCTATAGTGTATAATTTTTTAATATGGTGAGTGTTCCAGTTGCTTCGATCGTACTCTCACTACTCAATACCATCTCAAGCTGGTGAACGTATTGCGTAGCTACAAGAGTTGCAGTATCGACATACTCAAGCGTTACTGCTATCTGCCCTTTTGTAGGGTCACCAAACAAGAGTCCGTTCCCAAGTGTCTTCGTAAGCACCGTCCCAAATCCCGCGTTCCAGAGCGCCCAGGTAAATGTAGCATTAAAGATGTTTACGGCGGTATCGGTATCATCAGTTATGACGAATGGAATCGTAGTATAATCGCCTTGATAGAACGGGGCTGGGTTAACGGTGGAAAGCGTCATGTCTTTTCTTCACCCCATAGTTTATCTTGTGTTTTTTTGTCAAGCGTCCCACCCAGCCTGACAAATTCACTGCGCGGCGCTGGTGGCGTTGTTGAAGTTGTCCACGAAAGGCTCTGGTCAATCGTAAAGGTAGCAGGGACGCCCACTAAGGGATACACGACGTAATTTTTTCCGCCTAACGTGATCCTGAGCTCATGGCGGAACTGCCCTATTGCGCCTACGCTGCCTAAGTCCTGGTTACTAAGTGGGATAAATATACTATTTTCCGTTGTTGGTGTAGGTGTAACCTGTGGATCAATGCCTACACTCATGTCTGTTTTGTGCTTTGTGATGAGTGGAAGTTGTGAAGAACTTGTTAATGGCATAGAAAACGCCACCCACGTTGCCGCTGTCCAGCCTGAAACGTCTATAGGTGTCCCGTTTGCTAGTCCGTTCGACGTGACTGCTACATAAGGCGTAATATCTACGCCCTGATAAATTGTAAAATCATCTGTCATGTTGTATCCTCATCAACATTCAACCTCTTGAAGCATACCGTATAACCTAGTTGTTGGGTTGGGAAGTGTGCCATAAACTCTAGTTTCAGGGGTGGGGAGTTTCCCATATACTCTCAGTTCTGGATTTGGGAGTATACCTATCACACGGCTCACTGGATTTTGGAGTTTGCCATAAACGCGCGGTTCGGGATTTTGTAGCATCCCATATAGCCGTTCGACAGTCTTAAATACAGCTATTATCAGCTCACCACTCATTGTATAGGTGTTTTCTAATGCAGTCGTGATTGTTGCAGTGTAGTCCGCTGTTTCGCTCGCGGTAAAGTCACCAACGTTCATGTGAACGACGAGCGTGTTTCCAAAGGTAAGTACTGAATAATCACTTGTTGCTTTGGTTACTGTGCCCTTAGTGCCACTGATAATAAACTCCACATTTGCATTATCAAGTATAAGTGCACCGCTATCTGAAAAAACTGCGAATATAAGGTCTATCTTCCCTTGTTTAATATTTGCATCTGGATATATTTCAAGCGTAAGCCCACATGGTAATCCCTCATGCGTACCTACTGCGACCCCCATAACATAATTATGGACTAATATAATGTACCCACAGGCTGATCCATCATGCGTACCCACTGCAACCCCTGTAACGTTGTTTGTCATCTATCGTTCCTGAGAGTATAATAACGTTGAATAACCAGTAAATGAGGTGGCATCACATGTATAAGGAACGGTGGCAGCACCGGCCCAATAGTTATTTCCAGTGACAGCATCAATGAACGGGAACCACCCTAACAACGGACTTGTAGAGTCATACGTGTTATTCGTTCCAGATGGATAATATGCCGTGAGTGGGGGGACTAATGAGTTAGCCACGTTTAGATCCCAGTAGAGTATCATAATCCCTGCTGTCATCGTTTGGCCACCGCTTACTGCCCATGATAATGGATACGAAGCATTAACTGGGTAAATAATATAATTAGAAGTGGGGTTGGTCTTTTGAAACTTTACAACTGGTGCCATGTGTATAGGCATCCGCTGGTAGCCAGTAGCCTGCGCTGGTTCTGCTGAGTTGGCTATTGCGGTACTCAAATAGGTATCGTTATAGTCATCAAGCACTGTAGAACCTGTGGGGCCGTATATAGAACTATTGACAAGGGCAGCGTACAATGCATAGTTAGTGGTCGAACCGTTCCATTTGAAAGGCGTACTCTGACTAGCATCCATTAATAATCTTCCGTTGGCGTACCAGTGTCCTACTGTCATTTTGATTCTCCTAAGTTGCGTACGCTATGTTTTTAAGGTCAATCTGCGAAACTGATGTTGTCATATTAAGAGTGTCTAAAAACGCGGTGCGTGCTTGCACTGTGTCAATCCCGCTTACCGGCTCCATTTTAATCAATGTTTCAATCGTGTCTAAATACCCGCCAGCCATCGCTTCTTTAAGCTGCCATAGGTCTGTAGCTATTGACCGCTTCTGCACGTCTGGGTCATACGAACCGAACCACTCTGTAGATGAATCGTATGTAGTCGTAACTCCGATTGGCATGGTCGGATATTCACTTTGAATTGTGGGGATAAGTCCAAGAGCCGCAAGAAATTGATTGCCGCCTCCTTGGGTATCACCGTCAAAATAGACTTCCAGCATCACGGCATCAACGATGTTAAGGCGCTCTGAAAGTGGGTTTACGAAGTAATACCAGCTCGTCGGAACCATGTTTCCACCGCCAGGGCCGCTAGGAGGCGCCGATGCAATATACTGCATCAACGGTTTGCTTGTCATTGACCGAAGCCATTGGATACCAGTATCATAGCCCTCTTCCCACCCATAACCTGCAAAGTCAACGGCGTCTAATAATTCAAAGCACTCGTCGAATCTATCATGATAATATGAAAGCGGCGTGTTCCACCATAGTGTAGGATAACGTCCTGTTACGGAGTTAAAGAGAGCATACATCGCTGGCAGGTTAGCGGCATTAAAGTTGTTCCACCCGCACGCCCCATCTGCACCACTCCAAATATCGGGGGTTTGTAACGGGATTTCAGCTAGATTTGTTGGGTCTACAACGCTCCCACTGTGGCCAAATGGCTGTTCAATATCCAAATAAACAGTTAAGCCGTAGTCTATAAGATAATTGGCCGTGGCTATACATGCTTCAGTGTCGGACAGGGAATTAAGACCGGCGTAATTGAGATATATGTTTATTGCCCACCCATCTGAAATGAGCCAATCCATATCGTCAGTTAATAACCCTACTGAATAATCAGAGTGCGTGCCGCCGAATACTCGTTTCATGATGGTAGATAACAGATTCTAGCGCCGACATACGCTTGATTGCCAGCGTATTCTCTCATTCCGAATACCCCTTCAGCCGATGTCGGTGCGCCGGTTGCTGACCCGCCCGTCATCCATACTGTATTTGAAGCATCAACGTTTCCCCACCCACAGAAATACGTAGAACCGCTGCCGCCTGATGCTGCACTTGGAATAAACCCCCACGAAAGTGCTGCGCCGGTATTAACGCCTGTGATATACCCACTTGACGAAATTGTAGTTAAACTGCTGTTTACGTAATAAGACTGCGACCCAAGCGTTGACGAGTCACTATATGTGTGGAGGGCGGTCTGCGGTTGAATCCATACATTGTAACTTGCGTCAGTCCTAATACCTTCGGCGTATTTGTAAAGGTTTCCATAAAGGTTTTCAACGCCCCTATAACTCATCGGCGTCGTTGTATTTGCTGTTGTACCATATGATGCGTTTCCGTTGGATGTAGTATGTCCAGTGTTTATCATTGAGCCAGAACCGACCCCGTATCCAAGAACGCTTCGTGAATATAACGACCCATATTCGATTATAAACAGGTACTGGAGCGCCGAATAGATTTGGATAGTCATAAGCTCCCACCCCGCGCCGATAGCTTCAGCATACGCGCGGAAGTTTGCTTTTGTCGTCGACGCCGTCGGCGCAACACCGGCCACAGATTGGAGCACGCTGCTACTGTTGTAGGCTTCATACGCGCCAATATATACACCTGCCTTCGCGACACCGTCTACAATAAACGCCGGATGAATATCTGATGCGCTGAATGTATACGTACCACTGGTATCTGACTTCTCAAATTGGTCGCCAACTTTTCCAATCCAATACCACACCTGATTTGCGGTCAGCGTGTCAATTGCGTAACAGAACTGCGGAATATACACCATCTTCTGTTCTAAACCAGTTTGGTCGGTGTCGGAATAGCAGTTGTCGCCAGTTTGTAGTGGAGTGGTATTGACATTACAGCGAGACGACACTGAGCCGTCCGGTCGTAATGAAACACGACCCATAACACCCCACGGAGCTAGACTGTTAAAGTAGGTCGTCGCTGCCGCTTGGTTGGCTGGTGAATAAAGGGTATTGCTGCCTGATGCACCGTGGTAACGCGTTAGGGTGGGGCTTGAGTTATTCGTAACCCATTTAACACCTTCTGCACCCATCTAACCACTTCCTTTTCTTAGATACTTTAGGCTGCGGCAGTCAACACGCGGGAACAAAGAGCCGCGACGCCTATCTGTTAGTCCACCACTGTTTGCCGTTACGAGCGTATTCTGCTTGGTGGCCATTGGTTACACCACACTGGTTGGCGTCACGTCTATCCTGTTTATGGTTACGTTCGTAATTGACGCGACGAGAATCATCATACTGTCGCCGTTTGTGGTAAGGTTAAACATCTGCCTAAACGATTGCGCTGTGCCGTTAAGAAGGCTTACGTATATCGGCGCACCGATATGGTAGTTTGCTCCTTGTTTATCGTTAAGGAACAGGGGTACAAGCGTTAATGAAGGCGCTGTAGTCGTATATGCCGTCTGTTGTGCATCTATAAACACATCAGCGTTATTGTATCCTGCCGTTGAAACGGGTGTTAAACCAGCTATCGTAGCCTGAGAAAATGCCGTACTTGTTACAAATTGCGCTGCCGTTGTCTGCGCGTTTGCTCCAGTGACGCCTATATCACACGCCCACGCTGCTCTAGCTGTTGAATTCGTAACCGGCGTTTCTGCACTCGTACAGATACACCCCGTTCCTACACCCCCACTAGCTGCAAGCTGTGCGCCAGTGAATGTACAGACGTGCTTTGGTGCGCCTGAGTCAGTAGAAAGGAATATTTCGTATACTAAGTCCGTGTCAGCAAGACTTGAACCCCACGCTGCGGGTATGGTTATTCTAATAGAATGTGCTGCGGACAATGATACTGAACCAACAGCGGAGGCCATCGTGACCCCCATGCCGTTTCGGACAACATATGCCGCGTACCATATGGTCGGCGCGTGAGTAAGAGTGCCTTCTGCTACGCCGCTGTCTGCGACTGTGGGAACTGTTGGCGCTGTGTTCGTCGCACCTACAACATCAGCAGCAGTGAGAGATGATCGGTGCGCCACCGCTCCCGATGTGTTTCGCACGCCTTTTGTTTGTACGCCGATAGTGTGCGCGATAGTGTCTTCGATCGCCGTCAGGATCGTATTCGTGAACGCCTGACTTGATAATGTTGCGGTAACTGTCCCCGTAATCCCTGGTAACGCATTAATGCCGATTTTACCATTTGAGTCTACCGCGAGCAGTTGTGTGGGCGTTGTGCCGTCTGAAACCTTGACTGAGCCTATAGCAATATCAGTTTCGAGATTAACGCCAAGATTTCCACTTGAATCTATATTAAGTGGAGTGAGTTCATCGGCCCCGTTAGCATTTTTAGTCGGGCCTACTTTAACGATGTTGACATTTTGTACCATGATCTTACCCCGCCATTACGTAGCGAATGTATGAAATGTAAACATCCAACGCGCCGACTGTGCCGGTTGTGCTCGTTAGATACGCGTTATACGTTGTATTGCTCGCGCACCAATGCCATTTAGGATGCGCCCACGTCGTTACTGAGAAGTTCGATGGAGTTTTTGTTTGTGACCCGGCACTGATTACTGTAGTAGTCGTTGTTTGCGTGAATGGGAGTTCGGCTTCTGTGAGCGTAGTACCCGTATCTTTATTAATTACTTCCCAGTTGTCGGGGGTTGTAATCGTCGGGAACGTTGCGGTCCAGTTTCCAGCGGTCGTTGTCTGGCCGCCAGTAACCCATAGGTCAGTCCCTAGAACGGCGGGGTCATCCCCTGTAACTGAGTTAATTGGTGCCAAAGTAGGAGCTGCCATAAGCGACGTTTGTGCTGCGGTTCTGCCCACGGTAATTGCAGTATCACCGTCAAACGCTATTCGCGCTACCGCAATGCAACCAATAACAAGCGAACCACCAGGAACGGTGCAGATTGGATACGTCCCAGGTGTGAGGTTACTAGCGGTAAGCGGTAATCCAGTAATCTCAGCGAATCCTATAGGGGTACGCGTTCCCTGTGTGAGAATACCCGCTGCGAGCTGCTCTGAAGTAATACCCGCTGTCTCGCTGATCGATGCGGTGGTTATCGTTCCGGGGGTGATATTGTCCTCGGTTATCGTATTAGTAGCGAGTAAATCTCCGGTAAACCATCTGCCTCTAAAAAGTCTCGCTAAGTTATCCTTATATCCCATAGTTGGGCCTCCTACCTCCTTTTTTAATGAATATTTAAAATTGAATTATGTGTGACTTCGGTATAATCGTGCGAGCCTCATTGCTTCAAGAGTGAGCGGATAACCCACCGTCTGACATCTAAGCTCTCCTGCTGCGGTTTTTAATGCTGCAACCGCTGCCGGTACGTCGGTCGATTCTGCTTTTAATTTGCCATTAACCTTCTTTTTTTCTGCCATCTTCATACCTAAAAAATAAAGTGTTGGAGTTTAGCGGTTTACCACGTCTTATCGCTCCACATACCTACCTTAATTTGCTTCGGGGTGCATTTCTCGTCCTCTAGTGGTTCTGTTCCGCCAAAGAACGGTTTAGCTTGCCGTATAGCCATCTCTTTCATATCCTTGGATAGTTGAAGGAAATGGTCGTATCTCTGTTGATACGCGCCGCTCCAGTCACCGAGTTTTTCCTCAGTGGTAGGAGCAAAGCGAGCGGCTAATGTGTTCGCTAAAACACCTGCCGCCCAGTAGGCATTTGTGTACTGATCGGTGACGAAGATAATTTCTTCATCCCACAAGAGTTGGTGGTCCTCATCGGTATCGCCGATAAGAAACCGCACCTCATCTAGTGAAGAATTGGAAGGATCGCCGCTGTAACTCCACGTTGCCATTTCGTTTGCCCTTAACTAATTACACCGTTCAGGAAGCATCCGAGGTCTTGAGCTATGATTTCCATGCCCATCGCCATCTCTGCTTCCATTCTCATGGCGCGTCTCCACTCCATGCGGAAGTTCCGGACAGCGAACCAACCTGCACCGCCAGAACCGACTATATCCTGATACGGCCCACCGGAGCTGAGGTATCCGTTCCATCCGAACGTGTACCCGGCAGATGGAGTAAGTATCGAGGGTGTTGGGTTGCTGTAGCAGAGCAGCGCATCGTTGCCGTATGCAAAGCCCATGCTTGGCGATGCTGAACCTTCTGCGGCGGAGTTAACCACGCACATAGGCACAATCACTCTGTCGATGCTGAATACCTGAGCAAGAGCCTGTTCTGATATAACTGCGGGCGCACCTGGCGTTCCACCGAATTTAATCCTTTCGAGGATTTCTGGGTGGACAATGAGCGCTTCGTAGGCTTGTGGTCCAATTACGAGGGTGTTAGGAACAAAGCCCGTCTGTTGCGCCATGTTGAGTCTGAACTTTCGTATATCTTCGATAGGCGTACTGTTAGTTTGGTCATCCCAGAACACAAACTGGCCGCCGCCGCCGTTAGCTGCGCCGTTTTCGGTGGTTGTCCATACTCCGTTCGTGAAGTAGTTGGTGACGAACTGCATTTCCCTGGCGAGCAGGAGCTTCTGCGTCAAGAACAGGGAGATATCACGCTGCATGTTAAGCGGTGCATCGGCGTTAGCTGATACCATGTCGCCTAGGTCAACGTGCAGGCCCCAAACGTCGCACATATAGACGTTTTTCATGTTGAGGCCGTAGCCCGTTCCTGCTGTCTCTGAACCGTCTAGCCGAACTTTAGCTTCATTCGTGAACCAGTAGTCTTTCGTGTAGCTGACGTAGTAGTCAGATTTCTTCATCACAGGGATGAGTGGAAAGATCTCGGCTGCCCTGAAGTTGGTTTGGCTTTGGATGTACGCAATACTAAAAATTGTATTGGGCACATTAACGTGCACATCGAAGACGCTTGGCTGGCTCTTGGTGAGCGAAACGTGACTTGGCATTGTCCATGCTTCGGCAGGGCTTTCGATAAGACCCGCTTTGGTAAGACGTTTCGCAGCTCCGTAGAGTCCATAGTTCGGCGTGATCGAGGCGAAGTTTCTTTGAGAATTTGTTGCCATCTTTTTAGTTCTCCTAGTTTGTAATGATGTGAACCTCTAAAACGCCGAGGTCGCTTGTGAATACGTCCGAAGCGACTTGCGTGTAGTGGATCGTCAGCGTGTCCGTTGACGCGAACGTGTTGTTGATCGTTGGATTTGCGTTCGGTGCGACTACTGTTCCTACTGTCGATCCCTCAGTAATTGTCAGCGTTGACTTCGTAGTGCCTACTGAGTAAAGACTTCTAGGCGAGGCGCCTGTAGTAAGTATCAGGTCAAGTGATCCTTGTCCCGAGCTGCCACTAGATGTAGTCGTGAAAAGTCCGTACCAACCTACTATAGTACCAGTAAAGCCTAGCGGAAGCGCCGCATAGACGTTGTTAGTACCAGCAAGGTTCGTCAGCTTGATCGCATATTCTAGTTGGCCTGCTCTGTACGTAGCTCCTGACGATCCGCGAGTCATAAGCGCGACATCGTGTATCTCGCCAGTCCCGCCGCAGTTATCCTGCGACATCATAGCGACGATAACGTCTGAGCCTATTGAGCCCGTCGTAAGTCTACCTGCCGTGTCAGCAAGCTTAAGACCCACGCCTGGCCCTGGAGTTCCGCTCATGACACATTTGCTGTGTCCGAGTTCACGAACAACCGCAATATCGCCGATAGGCGGGTCGTTCTGGAGTATGCCCCATACCTGGTTTGAAGGCACGGTTACGGAATCAAGTGCCGGGGGTACTGTTGACGTGGTCAACGACTGTACCGAGGTACTCGCAAGGTACATGTTGCCGTCAGTTCCCATCGTGACCGCTCTGAACTGGTAACTTGACAGATCCATGCCCGCGACATATGACATATCGAGGACGGGTGTATCGCCGACCATTAGAACTCACCTCGTGATGCGGCTAGGTTGTGATTAAGGACTTCCTTGTACCCTTCTGGGTCTGCGTGCACAACGTCGGTGTACGCTTGTTCGTACGTTATCCCTGCTGATTTCTGCAGTGCTTTGGCTTCTGCATCCCACCTAACAAGTGGGTTCGATGCGTCGCCTTCGAGCGAGCTGCCGTACTCTGCGAACAGGTCGCCTTTTCTAAGCATTTCCTCGTGAGCGTCGAGAAGATGAATAAATGCCTGGAAGGACTTTTCTGGGAGGTAATCGGCTGCGTCTTTCATCAAATTGACGAAATCAGCACCTTTGGCAATACGGGTGTACTGCGCTGCCTTCGCAAGAAAAACCTCTTCACGCTTTTGCTCTTCCATCTTGGCGATGCGCTCGTCCTTCTCTACGAGGGCCTTCCATATCGGACGGACGGCCTTCTGCACATCTTCAGGTAGAAGATCAAGGTCTTCCTCTTTCTCGATCTTTTCGAGGGTTTTTTCTATACTCTTTTTCATTTTCGTTGCCTTTGATTTCTGAGCTCCGTCGTCTCCATCGCAACCGTCATCATCATCGTCATCGTCGTCCTCAGTAGGCTTCGCTTTCTTAGTGCTGGCTTTCTGAAAACCTGCGATAGACGAGATCTCATCAAAGAAGTTTGCGGGGAGTTCTTCAGCAACAGATTTGGCAAGAGTGACCATGGCCTCTCCTACTTCCATCGCTTCAGGTTGTAGCCCAGGAATCCCTTTTTCTATTTTGTCCGCCAGTCCTTCCTCGTGATAATTTTTAAGGACGTCGATAGCGAACGCTGGTTCGTGTGTTTCTGCCATAGAATTAGATCCTGGTGCGCGTTTTAATTCTGACTTGACCAAATGAAGTTTCTTACGGTTCGCCCCGCGTGTTACGAGGTGAACGGAATTAACTTCGGTATCGACAAGTTCAGTATCTTTTTCGAGAGCGACGCTAGGTACGCCAGTTGAATAATCTTTGTCGTTTACCATTCGCGCCTTGGTTCTCTTTAGAGGTTACGCTTTTACGCGCACACCTGTTCCGTCGATGCTATACGCGCCGAGTTCTCCGCTCTGTGCGCGTTTCCAAAGTGCATCGTTTAGTTTCGTGAACAGCACCCAGGAGCCTTTCGTGATGTGTTCACCATCGACGACCATATCAACGGGCGCGATGAAGCTCTCCACAGGCGTCGCCTCGGACGGACTCAGTTCTTTCTGATGGTGGAGTCCTATTCTACCGGCATTGGCGAGATAATTCTGCGCGACCTTTCGCAGTTCATCGGGACGTATAAAGTCCCCCTGCGTATCGGTCTTGCAGACAGGTCCGTTGCACGGTTCATAGACAACACCCCACACTAGATGGTCTGTCCCTTTCAACAGGCGCGCGGTGTAGTGCCAGGCCGCTGCTTGCTTTTGTATCGGTTCAAAATTCTCCTGAGAGTATTTAAGCGTTACTTGTTTTTTGACGTTAATCTGGCTTAATTTCTCAGGACGTTTTATCAGTTTTTTCGGTATCTAGCTTCGAGAGCCTTTGATACCTGATATCTCTTCCTTTGCAGCTCATCCTTTGTTCGCGGAGTATATAGTGAGTTTGGATGAGGCAGTGTAAATTCAACTTCTCTATCTAACGCTTTTTTCACCGTGTGGTCGAGTGCGATTATTGGCAGCTTATTACCGCTTTCAATCTTTTCGATTTCTTCGGTGAACCAGGGTTGCCACTTCTCTATTTCTTCGGCAGTTGGTTCTCTGACTTTCCCGCCTTCGTCTTTTAGCAGATTCGGGACAAGATAGGTAATCGCAACGTCGTTTCTCGTAAGGCCTAAAGGAGTCAGGTATTCATCGTTGAATGTCTTGCCTGTAGCTCCTGCCAAAGCGGTTTTCCTGATAGACTCCATGATGCCTGGCGATGCAGCGACGAAGGTAAGTATCGGACGTTTGCCTATGTAGGTCGGAACATCTGCTTTAGAGATGCCTTTGCCGGATTTCAGTTTCATGCAGTTGTCCGCTACCTTCTGACAATCCGGATGTAAGTCCTCATCGCTTGCTTTTGAGATATTATCCGGTGCGTCTTCACCTATGTCTTTGTAGTAGCTTCTAAGCGTGGCTTTCATTGAAGCGAGCTCATCGGGTGGTATTCCTTTACTTTGGTTAATACGACCTGCTGCTGCCGATAAAGCTGCTGCGCTTATCTTAAACTGTCCGTTGATGATATCTGCGACAGGGAATTTAAGATCTCCTAGTTTATCTGCTCCCGGTGCGCTCCACAAATAGCCTCGCTTGAGTTTGCCAAAGTTGATATTGCCATCACTATCTGATGCCCACGCCACTAATCGCTTTTGAGCTGCACCTGCATCCCATGCATTAGTATCAGCTATGGGTGCGCCCTGCTTACCGTGTGCATCTTTATCTATTTCTTCCTTATCCATTTTACTTTTACCTTGTTGTACGGGTGTAGATTGCTCTGGACCTGACCCAGAAGCCTCGCATGCTTCATCGCCCTCTGCACACGTTTCCGGTTGCAGTTGCGGTGGTGCAGGAGGTGTTAACGGTTTTTCATTCGTAGGTAACGGTACTGGTGTTATGTCTGCCGGTATCGGTTGTTTCTCTACCTCTGCGTTTACTTCGGCCTGTGTATTTTGTGCTTGACTAGCTTCAGTGGTCTGAGCAGCATTTCGAGCTGCGCGTGCATTGGCACTTGCTTTGCCACCGGCACGAGGTAACGCTTGCCTGTGTAGATTTTCCATTACGTGCGGAGGTACATACTGCCTGACGCCTTCTAAAAGTGCGTCCATGTATTCCTGGGAATATTGCTTAGGTTTGGATTCCTTTTCAACAGCGATTTCTTCTTTCATTTTTGCTTTGTTACCAATTTTAAAAATTCCACATCGGTCTTTGCGCCTTTACTAAGATTGCATTTTGCGCAACTTAGTACAATATTCGTGATATCATTAGAACCTCCGCGAGATATTGGAATCTTATGCTCTATGTGAATCTCTCTGTCAAATGATGCATAAAGTAATTCACCGCAATAATAACAGAATCCTTCTTGTTGTTCAAATAACTCGTTTAGCTCTTTAAAGGTGAATGTGCCGCCATTACCTTTTTTCCGGGCCCGGTAGTTATGTATATAGTTCAGATGTCTATCATGATTCGCTTCACGTGACTTACGCGCATATTTCAGAGCCTTGTCGGGATTTAAAGAGAACCAATCTCGTGAACTTTGGAGGCATTGCTCACATTTTGCGAATAGATTAGATTCTAACGGCTTGCCACATCTGATACAGCATCCTTCTGGAGGTACTTTTCTATGCGTGCGTATCCATTCGCGTTGGTAATTTCTGTTGTACTCTATCCATTTGGGTTGCTTACGATAATTGCGATAACTCTCGCGGCATGCACTACACTGTTTAAACTTCGCGTCTTCAGCTTCTCGACCGCATTTAGAACACTTCATTGCTGATCCTCATAGGATTCAACAGCTTGGTTTTCCATTTGTAGGTTGTTTCCTCTTTATCTTATCGTGCTAAAAAATATGCTAACGTCGTTATGTAACAGACCGCTATAAGCGCGGCGATTGAAAATATCACATACGCTTTAGTTTCTTTCATTTTTCACATTCCCTTTTTAACAGGTCTCGGGACTTTCTTAGCCTGTGCCATCCTGAAAAAATCAGCTTCAGACATTTGCGCTCCGCCCATAGTAAAGCCTGAGTCTATAGTCATTGCTCCTAATGGATTCGGCGCGGGCATCGCTGGGCCTTTTTCAGCTAGAATGCTATGTGGGTTAGATGATGTGATAGGTGCGGGTCGTCTAGCTTGGTATGCTCTCGCTTTTTCTCCCATCTGCTTTTCTATTCGTTCAATATCTTCCTGATGTGGCGCAACAGTTCTAGTATGCCGCTCCATCTCTTCATCGTGCAGCATGAGAAGATAAACGATGGCAGTTTCATTAGAAATCGGGAGTTCGGAATAGACCGCTTTCTCTGCCGCTGATACTCCATTGCGTGTTAACAATGAACTTCGTATTCCATCGAGCATTGCATACCAATGGATTAGATTCTCTCCGGTTATTTTGATGGTGACTGGTTTCAGGCGCTTTGCGGCCTTCTGGCTTTTTTTCATTGCGTCTTCAATGACCTTTAACTCAGCTTCCTCTCGTTTTTCTTGATCTTGTTTAAGGAGGTCTAATGCGCTATCGCTACCCAGATCAGCGAATGGATCGATGGCACCTTCAGATGATTCAGTTTCTTCCGGTTTCGCACGAGACATTGCGAGCCAGCTATAGTTATCCGGCTGCGCTTCGATCTTTTCGGCGTACACGTCAGGTTCTTTCGGTGTGCTAACTCCTTTAATTTCTTCTTTCTTTACGGTTTTCTTCTTAGCTTTCTTTTTTTCTGACTTTGGCATGTTTACCCCTCCTAGAAATGAAGTACATAATGTGAGACTAATATCCAGAAGATTGTCCAACTGACGAGAACGACTAGGTTGATAATTCCTTCTCTGTGTGACGGCTTGCCTACCGCCTGATTGAGCACGTCGTTTAATTCTCTCTTTTCTTTTCTCGTAAGTGGCCGTGTATCATCGCCTTGCTGAACTACCGACATATTGAGTAAATCTTCCTTCTTAACGACGATAGCTTTAGGATCATCAAGACCGAAGTCTTCCTTGTCCCCCCATTCATTAGTATATCTCATACGCGTACCTCCCGAAATGGACAATTACTAATGTGCATCTTGAGCTGGCGCTTTAGTTCCGTAATCTCTTTTTCAAGTCGCTCAACCTTAACTTCCAGCAGTTCCTTTGCCATTTTTCTTTCGCTTCTTTTTTGGTTTAGTCCCCTGTAGATACGCAACTGATATGTCTTCACTTGGCCGCTTTACATGGACGTCTGAAACACTAGGCTGTTGTTTTGTTATTTTTTCGACTGTAGCAGACCGTTTCACTGGACCAGGAGTTTGAACTACCGCCCGTGGTGGCTTTCCTCTGAACGGCGTCTCTTCGTTTATCCTCTGGTTTCGTTCTCTTGATCTCTGGGCTGTTTGTCCAGGTAATAACGAATCCACCGGCGTAGCAGTTTCGCCTTCAGGTTCAGGTTCTTTTGGAAGTCCTACCATATCCCACAGGGCGTTTCTAAATTGCACGTCGTTTGGAATCTCAACTCCGCCCCGCGCGACGTTGTTTAAAAATATCCCGACATCGCTTATCAGTGCGGTATTTACATCGCCGTGAACGAGTTTAGGTAACGTTTCCGGGTTTACGTCTGGATTAAGCTGCGCTAAGCGAGGTACTGCGTATGAGTTAAAGACCTGACAAATTGAATCGAGAATCGTTGAAATCGTCATCGCAAACATATCGTTCTTGGTCTGCGCTAACGCGTATGACCCTATAGCGTCCTGTCCGAGCATCAACCAGTCAGCACACATCGTCATGGCTATCCACTTAGAGAACATCTGGATAATCCCAACGATATCGAACTGCCTCTGCGATTGCGGGCCGATAAGTTGGACGTCATACATCAATCCGCCGCCGTCTGCTGATGAATAGTTGTTAGACGGTAGTACAATGCCCTCGTCCTGGTTTCGTTTTAGGTTCCTGACGATGCGCGTGAGCGTGGTCATCATAGACTGAGAATTAGCATCTACTCCGGTTATTATTTCACCTGGGGCCCGTATGATCGGAACGCCTGCCAAATCACGCTCAATGCCCGTCATCATTATTTCTTCAGCGAGTTTTTTGAACATATACGTCCGATACGCCCCGCGAAGCATTGAGACGCCTTCGGGATTGGATTTACGCGGTTTGACTCTGAAAAGCAGCAGTTTTTCTATCGGTATCTCTGTGATTATAAAATGCGGGGGCGCAAGTTGCCTAAAGCCTCGTACTCCACCGTTAACGTCAAAGTCCCAATTAAGTAGTGTTTCTTGGGCCCTAGTAGCAAACTTTCTCCACCCAACGCGGCCATCGTCATAATTTGAATCTATCGTGCTGTCTTCAGGATGCGGGCCCTCTCTCTTTTTATACACTATCTCCGCGAGATGATACCCGAAAATAAACATGCTGAGAATTTCTGATACGAGGTCTTGTGGATTAACGCTCATATCTTCCCAACACTCTTCGTAAAATTGAAGTGCTTTTAAGTCCTCATCTGATGCTCCGGCGGTTTCCCACCAAAGATTAACGCTTCTAACGCTCATTTCCACGGCGTAAAAGATGGATGAAATAATAGCGTCCATCGTGTACATCTCTTTGTACATCCGGACGCCGCGAGTGTATTGGAGCTCAGTCAGCCATTCTTCATATACATACGGAGGTATGTACATCAGGCCGGTAGTGCCGTACTCTGCGAAGTAATTAATTTGAGCAGGATGACCTGGGCTGGATGGGCCGACACCCATTAAGTCGCCTGAACCCAGCGTAGGCAAGCCTTGAGGCGTAAACGGCTGGTCCTGGAGATCGACTAATTTCTTTACGTCTTCAGGAGTTTGGTTCGCTTTGGTAAAATTAGTAAGTGAAGAGTTCTCGTTAAATGACGTTATACCGTTAGTTTCTTCTTTTTTCGAGGGCATTTATGTCTTGTTCCTATATTCAATTATCCGGGCAGCTTGGTTCCTTCGTCTTCACCGACAATTACCGGCGTATATGCTTTTCCGGCCTTTTCTTTTCTTTTTAAGCACCACCAACATGTAAGAAACAGAGCAAAGACTAGGTCGTCGTGATCATTTTCGCGCCACGCCCCGTAACTTTCGTGTCTGGTTCGCTCATTTATCTTTATCCTAAAATTTTGGATTTCTTCTATCAGCTCCGCCGATGAGATGTAGAGATCATTGTCACCTGGAGTGTTATCAGTAGGATCTTCTATCTTGAGCACTTTTTTGTCTAAGAGAAACTTAGTTGCACTCGCCAAGTCTTTCTTAGGAACGTTCCAGACTCCTTTTGCGAAGTTGTCGTATTGTCCGCTGGTAACGTTAACAGGAACAACTTTTAATTGTGCGTCACGAAACATATCTAAAATAGCGCGCCCTACGCCGGTAGCGTCAATGATAAGTCCAACCCGCGCGCGAGTCATTATATTTCTGACCTGTGTAGAAGTCCAGCGCACTATTTCTGGATATGGTGTACCTAGTGGAAACCGGCGGCAGTACCGAACATGGTACGTTTCTGCTGTTGGAGTAAATGATATTGGTCTAGATGGCTTTCCGGTAGAATCACCGATACCTACCATCTCGAAAGCATCACGACCTGTTTTGGGTGGTGGAACTGCGTAGGTCTCTGTGTGTTCTAAGACAACAACCGCCGTATAGTCTCTTGCCTGACCTAAGTCTAGCCCTATAAAATACGTGAACTGTGTTTCAGTTTCCACTTAAATGCTCCACCCTAAGCCTTCCATGCCGCGTTTATTCTGCACGCTGGGTAATGGAATGTCGAGTTCACCGTCTGCGGTAAATAACGGCCTAACGTCTTTACTATACGCATTTTCTATCTCTTCAAGTGAAAAGTAGCTGTCGATATTCTCTTCAAAAGAGCATTCATACTCTTGGCGATAGCCGCGATCCCCTAGTTTTTGCCGTTCTTCTGCTAGAAACGAAGGAAGCATCCACGGACATTCGTTAGTTGTAACCGTAATGCCTCGCCAGACGGTTCTGTTGTTTTTCTCCCAATCACTCCATTCTCGATAAAAGAAACCACTCTTTCCGAATGGAGTTGAGAGTAGGAACAGGCGACCGTTTTTATGGTCAAGCATCGGGCGGGCTCGTGTATAAAGCTCTTCATTATCAATGAGTGCGGCTTCGTCTATGACGAGTAATGTTACGTTGTGATAGCCTACGACGGTTCTTGGTGAGTTTGGCAAAGAGATTATTCTTGACCCGTTTTTTAACTCAAGTCTGTGTGCTGATTCCGCTTTGGAATATTCTACTGATGCGTCCTTACCAAGTAGTTTATAAAAATCGGTGACTTTCTTAAATAGCTCCATCGATTGTCTATCGCCAGGTGAGAACAAGAGCACTAATGCATTTGGCGTGTAAAGCGCGTGGTGTAGGGTTAGTATTGCAGTGAGAAGGCTTTTGCCTGCACCTCGGGGGCAGTTCATGATAATCCTGGGATGCTTGTTATGCAAAAAGTCCGCTTGCCAGTCTACGGGATTAAAGCCGAATTGCCGTGCGAAGTTTACGGGGTCGATACCCAGAGCTACAGTTCTGATCTGGTCTTCGCTTAGACCTTTTACTTCTTTTTCGATGTCTGTTGCCATGTTCAGTTACGTTTCAACCTGTGCGCTTGCCCTTGAATACCTGGCTTTTCTCTCCACCTGTACGATATGCGTAGCTACTACCTTACCCTGCGACATATAGTTGTAACACCACTCGTCCTTTAATGAGCACCAAAGATGGCAGCTTTTTTGATTCACTTGATAGCTTTTCTCTTATCAAAATCCGTCCTACGCTACGTTTATCGCAAGTCCTGAGCTTGAGCTCCCGTACGTTGAATTGCCTGCGAATGACACGTAATACGGTCTCGGAGCTGCTGATTCAAATGTTGTCTGGAAAGTAAGCGTCGAATACGCAAACTTATCCACATATTTAACTCCGTTTAGATAATGGTAGATCGTCACAGGCACCGGAATCGCTTTTCCGTTCGCGATTACTTCAGCAGTGAACGTAACCAACTGGCCCACTTTTGGAGTAGCAGTATCACACGTGAGAAAGCAGCTAGTCGGTGTCGCTGGATTGGGTGTTGGTGTTGGGGTAGGAATTGGAGTTACAAAGTCCGACTCCGTGATTATGGCCCAACAGTCGCCTACGCCATCGTCTGTGTTTAGGAAGTACGAATACGGCATCCACCAGTACCCGCCGTTACCGCTTGAAGGTGTCCCGTCTTTCTGACAGCCGAATCCTGTCCCCCAGGAGTTTTTAGACAGGAACGCTCCTTTGCTTCCGTCATAACATCCTGTGTGGTTGTCGTCGAAAGCAATGAAAACATTGGCATGCCCTCCTGCTACGCCGCCCGATGGTGCAGGCATGTTGCCATCGCTACCAGTGTTAAAGAACGATTCAAATACCGTATAACCGTACATTACAGGGTAACACGGAGGAAGTACTGAATTAGGAGCGATAGCTGTTTTGATGTTTGCTATTGTAGTATTTTCATCGCTTGCATCTAAACGAGTTGCTTTGGTTGTTTTATCTTTTGCTGCATCCGCTAAGACGTTTGCGGGAACGGGCCCTTGCATCCCCCCTGTGTATGGAAACTCAGACTCAACAGCAACTCCGATGTTCTCAAGAACCCACGCTATAGTACTTAATGAACTACCGACATCTTGTAGTGGGTTGCCATCGTGCGCTAAGGCACATTGGTATATCTGCTGACGGGCACCGTTGAAGTAGTTGCCTGTTGCTGTATAACTTCGGATCTTAGAAGCGTTGTCGCCTGCGTTGCCTGTACATGAACCTTCATTTCCCTGATCTTCAACCGGC